TTTATGGTTGTGCATACCACTGAGTGTTTGGATCAAACCAAATGGAAATGTTGCCCCGATTAATGAGAGCGCGATTATAGGAAGACCAGTTGGTTGTGCGGTAGATTTTGTGTGTAGGCTTCTTCATTTGAAAATTATATCGCTGAAAAAGCCTTTACAGATAGGTTTGTGCAACAAAGCCCTCTGGAAATAAAGTCACACTTTGAATGTGTATTATTTAATTAAAACCAGTATAAAATCTTTCAATCAACTGCCGTGTCTTGACCAGCAAGTTAGTGAAGACATTATCCCGTTCAAAAAGTTTTACTTTATAGTTTGGCAAGTCTTTCAATTCTTCTTTACGTGGAAAACGGTTCGTATATTCATAGTGTTCAAGAACTTCTTTCATCACTTCAGGCTTTAGATTTTCCTGTTCACAAAGCTGCTGGTAAGCCCGTTCTTTTTCGATATCCCAAAAATGTGCAAAGGCATCTTGAACGCTCTGTCCATTGATCATCTTCGGTATGTTTTCTTCAATGAATTTTTGAATGAGGTCTTGCTTATCGTGCAAACTAATATCGCTACTGATTAAATCGTAAATTTGCGCTTGGTACTTCTTACGCTTGTCCTCTGAGTCTGTATCAACAACAAGCTGTAGCAGGTTGATGATATAACCAACATTAATGCGATCACTATGCAGTAAATCCAGTTGAAAATCGACATCATCCAGTACCGATACTTTGTCTCTCTTGGTGGTCTTTCTAACGGCACGACATAGGTCAGCATACTTAGAGGCAAAATTCGCAAAGTGCTGTTTATCGAGTTGTGTTTGGTCTTGATCGTATTCAATAAAAGTTTGTAATTGCGCGTTATAGCGCATCACTTCACGGAAAGCTTTAATAAATTCGAGTTGCTGTTCTTCAGTGACAAGATCATCGACTGATTGGTAATTGGGCGTTAAGGCAAACAATTTGCTCACCGCTGCTTGGTAATCCTGTTCGATTTCCGCATAGCTGGGAACAAGTACAATCTTGGTCGTTTCTTTATTGGAAAATAGCGCCAGTGCTTCATCTGTTGCACGTTTTAGGTTGCGGAAACAGATGATATTGCCAAATGGTTTTTTATCGTTATAGACACGGTTGGTGCGTGAGAATGCTTGAATCAAGCCATGATATTTTAGGTTTTTATCGACATACAAGGTATTTAACGGCTTAGAGTCAAAGCCCGTGAGGAACATATTGACCACGATTAGAATATCAATCTGTCTGTTTTTTACGCGCTGTGCAATGTCGCGGTAGTACGCATAAAATTGATCACCAGAATTGTAGTTGGTTTTAAACTGTCGATTGTAATTGGCAATGTAGCGATCTAGCTTATCCCGACTGGATGAATTGACCTGAGTTGGAATATCTGCGGCTTCTTCGTGAATCAAGCCAGTTAAGTCATCTGTGGGTACAGCCTCATTTGCAGCATAGGAAAAGATAGTGGCAATGGTCAACGGTTTAAATATCCGACCTTGTGCTTCATCTTCAATTTGCTTTTCAGCCTGCACCTTTTCAAAGAGGTCGTAATATTGGGTCAGTGTTTCGACCGAACTAACACAGAACATTGCGGTAAATTCACGATTACGGGTTTTGGTATCGTGGATATTGACAATATAGCGGGCAATCATTTCTAAGCGTTGCGGATTGTCATACAGTTCTTTGGTATCGATGCCTTCTACATCTTCCTCATAACTGTCATTCGTCGCCATACCTTTAGCAGTATATTTGCCACGGTAATCAATCTGGAACTGCAAGACGTTACGGTCGCGGATCGCATCTACAATCACGTATTTATGCAAACACGCATTAAACAGGTAGTCTGTGGTGAGTTTTAAACCTGCTTTGCTTTGGCTGTTCTTTTCAAAAATGGGCGTGCCCGTAAAACCAAACATTTGTGCATTGCTGAAGAACTTTTTGATGTTCTGATGAGTCTCTCCAAATTGGCTACGGTGACACTCATCAAAGATAAAGACCACTTTTTTATTTTTAAGATAATCAATCGATTCTAAATAACGGTCGGTGCTGATGGCTCGATTGAGTTTTTGGATGGTGGTCACAATCAGTTTGTCATGACGTTGATCCAGCTGTTTCACCAAGGTCGATGTGTTATCGGTGCTGTCGACACTGTCGGCTTTAAAAGCATTAAATTCTCGTGAGGTTTGTGTGTCGAGGTCGTTACGATCGACCACAAACAGAACTTTTTCCACATCAGGCATTTGCATGATGATCTGACTGGCTTTAAATGAGGTCAGGGTTTTGCCTGAACCTGTAGTGTGCCAGATATAGCCGTTCTGATCGGAGTTTTGCACATGCTCCACAATTTTCTGTACTGCATAAATCTGATAGGGACGTAGCACCATCAGGCTTTTGGTGGTTTCTAGCAGCACCATGTACTGAGTCAGCATTTGGGTCAGATGCTGCTGATTGAAAAATGCGTCGGCAAAGTCGACAATTTCATTGATGTGTTTGTTATGGACATCCGCCCAGGGAAAGGCAAACTCGATGCCTGTGGTGCCGTTGGAGTAATAACGAGTATTGGCACCATTACTAATCACAAAGAGCTGAATAAAACCAAACAGCCCTTGACCAGCCCAATAGGCTTCACGAATATAGCGTTGCGTTTGATTAAAGGCTTCGGCGATTTCCATACCGCGTTTTTTCAGCTCGATCTGTACCAAAGGCAAACCATTGACCAGTAAGGTCACATCAAAACGGCTGGTTCTGCCATTATAGTCGCGGTGGTCGATGGTGATTTGATTGGTCACCTGATAGATGTTCTTGCTTGGGTCATCCGAGAGAAAAAAGATGTGTTTGCTGCTGCCGTCATCAAATTTGACTGGGAACAGATCACGCAGATTCTTGGCTCGCTCAAACACTGTGCCTGTGTTTAAAAAACTGATGACCTGCTTCCATTCCGTTTCTGACAGGGGTGCTAGTCCATTGGCTCGTTCAATCTGGGTTTTGAGGTTAGACAGTAGTTGGCTTTCGTCCTTGATGGTCACCGCAGCATATCCCAATTGCTTGAGCTGGCTCATCAGTTCATTTTCAAGTTGGTATTCGCTTTGTACTGTCATTTCCTTTCCCTCTAAAATCTTAAATTATTCACTTCAATGTTTGTTTAATTAAACTCAAGATATATTCTAAATTTTCTGTATCTGACACGATCACCTCACAATCGCCATTGCCCCAATGTCCAATATTGGTAACATCTTTCGCGAGCTGTTTCGGGTCATCCAGTTGATTAAAAGGCATATTCAGCCATATACGAATTTGCTTTGTCCCAATACTCATATAGACATAGTTACGCTTACCCTTACGGAAGGCTATGTACATTTTCTTGGGATGAACTTCTAAGTCGGTGGTTAAGCCCAGAATTGAGTCCCTGAATTGCTCATATAGCTCTTTGATGTCATCGGACTTATCCGCCAAGTGATAGGCTTCATCATATTGCTGGATTTCTTTAGCAATTTTTTGAATATCTTCAGAGTCAACCTTTTGCACTTGCTTGATTGAAGGGGCTGATTTGGCTTTCTGCAATGGATTGACTGAAACAATTCCACCTTGATAGCGTTTGATTTCCCACAGCTCAATGCCCAAATCTTTAAAATTAGTAGACTGCTTTTGAAAGTCGGTAAAGCTCGGTGAAACAAAGATGATTCGACTTTGTGACCAGTCGACATCCTGACGTTTAAGCTGTTTACTCTGGTTCTCGTTGTACTCAACGATGAAATCTGCCTTATAGTCGAGCATCAGATTCAGATAAGAAACGCCTTGGTCGATCACGCTATAATTGCGTTCACGCTTGTATTCGATAATTACAAACGCCTGACTTTCGGGATCGAAAGCTAAAGTATCGATACGATTATTTTTAATCGTAAACTCAGATTTAATAAATTCCAGACCTGTAAAACTGTAAAGATTGCTTTCAAACAGGCTTTGAATCTCTCTTTCCAAACGAAAAGGATCTTCGGTGAGTTCTAGTAATGTCTGTGCTTGGGTTTGATAAAGTTGCATTCGGTTCCCCTACACAAACATCTGCTGCAACAAGCCTTTTTTCCAAGTTTTGGCTTGTTCAATTTGCTGTGCCACGACTTCAATTTTTTGGTCAATGGCAGATAGGAAATTGGCAATTTTGGTTTGTTCTTCTAAGCATGGAAAATCAAAAGTGAATTCGTTTAAAGTACCTGTCGTAATTTGATTAATACGAGCACCTAAATTCATTTGTACTTGCTCAAAGAACCAAGGAGTTTGCATCAAATACGCAATAAATCTATTGTACTTACTTCGATAAACAGACATAAATGCGCCAAATGTCATTACTTCATCATCATTGATGATGACACTTTTCCCAATAAGTCTTTGACTGCCATTTCGAGTACAAATCAAAATATCATTAGGCTGAACAATAATTTTATCTTTAATCTTTTTATTCACACGTACTTGATCTGACTTATCTAAACGTCCCTCTTTAATATTTGATGAACGTAAAACAAGTATGCCTGTGCCATCATTAGTCACATCTGTCGGAGAATAGGTCAAACCAATAATATTTTCACCCACCTCGCCAAGTTTTTTATCCTCCCACTCCCCAAATTCACTACCATCATCTGCTTTAAAACGAATTTGCTGACTAAACAGCTTTTGCATCATGCCTTGTTTGTATTGGCTCAACAGCGCATGTTTTTGCGTGAGTTGGCTGATCTTTTCATCGACTGCGGAAAGAAAAGAGGCGATTTTGGTTTGTTCTCTTATGGATGGAAAAGCTACTTCTATGCTAGATAGTTCGCTACTATTTATTGCCGGATAACTGGTACCAGTACATCTATTTATTACCTCATCTAAGAATTTTTTACTATGTAAAACATAGTAAATATATTTAGAATTTAGCTTTGTACGAATTTGTGCATATCCTGTAGATGCTACATAGTCTCCATCTAGATCAAAATAAAAATTATTTTGTTGATAAGGGCGAACCATTTGGAATAAGACATCACTTTTTTCTAACAATCTTTGAGCTCGACTGGGTGCTTCATTGATGTCTATTTTTTTTCTTTGTATTAATAGTCCTTCACTAACACTTTCTAAATCTATATAAAAAAATGAAGCAGGTAACTCTTTTGTCTTTGGATTAACTTCAGCAATCTGATCAAGCTTTTTGAGATCCCAACTATCATCAAACTCTTTGAATCTTAGCTTTGGTGCAGTCATTACTTCACCTCCGCAAACGGTGAAACAATACCTAGCTCATTACAAAAATCTGCAATGATGGCATCGGTCTTTTGGCTGTCGTGTTCCAAAGCTTGAAGCTGTTTTGCAATCGCATCTAAATCAATCTCGGCTTCCGCTTCAAAGGTATCCACATAACGCGGAATATTCAGGTTGTAATCGTTATCTTTCACTTCTTGCAAGGTCGCGACATGCGCATATTTTTCAATATTTTCACGCTTTTCAAATGCCGCAACAATCTTATCCAAATGCTCAGGCAATAACTTGTTTTGGTTCTTCTGCTTTTCAAAATCGTTGCTGGCATCAATAAACAGAATATTGCCGCTATGCTCACGGTTTTTCTTCAACACCAAAATACAAGTCGGAATTGAAGTGCCATAGAAAATATTGGCGGGTAAACCAATAATGGCATCCACCACGTTCATCTGCTCAATCAAATACTGACGAATCACGCCCTCACTCGAACCACGGAACAATACGCCATGCGGTAACACCACCGCCATGGTGCCATTGTCATCCAGTTGATACAGCATGTGCTGTACAAAAGCCATATCGGCTTTAGAACTTGGCGCCAATTTGCCATACGCGGCAAAACGCTCATCTTGTAAAAATAACGGATCGGCAGACCACTTTGCAGAAAATGGCGGATTCGCCACCACCGCATCAAACTTTTTATCTAAATGCTGCGGACGGGTTAAAGTATTTTCCTGCTTGATGTCGAACTTTGCAAAATGCACATCATGCAAAATCATGTTCATGCGCGCCAAGTTGTAGGTGGTACGGTTCATTTCCTGACCGTAAATCATATCGACATCTTTAACTTCACGTTTTACCCGTAGCAACAACGAACCTGAACCGCAGGTCGGGTCATAGACTGAACGTAAACGGTCTTTGCCTTGCGTGACAATCTTCGCCAGTAGAGTCGATACCGTTTGCGGGGTATAGAATTCCCCCGCTTTTTTGCCCGCGCCTGAGGCAAACTCACCAATCAGGTATTCGTAAGCATCCCCCAGTACATCGGCTTCGGTATTGGAAATATCAAAATCAATGTCATCTAAATGACTCAGGACTTTCGCCACCAGTGCATTACGGTCACTGGCATTATTGCCAAGCTTGGTCGAGTTTAGATCCAAATCTTCAAACAGGTTGGCAAAGTCATCGGCAGAGTCGGTGCCTAACGTGCTTTGTTCAATTGATTTTAAGGTTGCCGTTAAATCATCCAGAATGAATTCGCCCTGACGACCACGCTCGGCTAAGGTATGGAATAGCTGTTTGGGTGTGAGCGCATAACCGACTTCGGCAATGGCATTCTTTTTAATTTCTTCGATGTACGGCACATGCTCAGCATTATTTTCATCTAATTCTAAAAAGCTGACTTCTTCGCCATCCAGCAATTCATTAGCAAAATTAACCGATTTTTCTGATAAATATTTAAAGAAAATAAAGCCCAGTATGTAATCACGGAATTCATCGGCGCCCATGGTGCCGCGCAAAGTATTGGCAATATTCCAAAGTTGTTTTTGTAATTGTTGCAGTTGTACTTGGGTCATTGTTATGCATGTCCGATGAAATGAATAAAACATGACTAGTTTACCGAAAATTAAAGTTTTTTCAGCAAAATTGGAAATAGAAAGACAAAATTTGTCGCACTAAATGCATATCAATAATATTGATATACAAGGTTTTATTTGGATTTTAAAAGATTAACAGGTTCAAGTATCATAATTTAAATTAAGGCCCATATCAAAATTATAGATGCTTAGAAAAATATTTATAAGCAAAATAAATAAAAAGGCGGTTTGTTAAAGTTGGTCATATTCAGCATCAATATACGCATTAATTAATGTCCAATGGCTTTGTTGCACAAAGATTTAAAAGATAACACTCTGCTCATTTGAACAGAATTCAAGTGACAACTTGGGTATGAGGACGACCTAATTCGTTTTAGGAGTAGGTTTATTCATTTTGAAATTATAGGACTGAATAAACCTTATAGGCTAGGTTTGTGCAACAAAGCCAGTGTTGAGTGAATAGTAAATGTAATTATCTGGAAATATATAGTAAGCGCTAACTAATAATATGGATTCTATCTATTGTTTTATATTTTTAAAAGAGTATAACAATATTTATAAGTAAGCGCTTATATATAAGTAGTGCTATTTTGCGTTGTAAAGCGCTAGATTTAATTTTATTTTCAGCGTGAGTGTTTCTTTATAAAAATTTTTTTAACGTAATTAGCGCGCAAATTAGAAGCAGGAAAATAGTGTTTTTGACATAGGCAAAAATAAAGGGAGTTTGACACTCCCTTTTTACCGCTTTTTTCTATTACTTTTCACTTGGAAAGAGATCAGCTTTCATCTTGGCTAAAATTAGCGACTGCTCATTTGGAATTAGCTTATTTCCTTCTTTTGTTGCAATTTTCAATAGGGGGAACATTTGGAGCATCTGTCCCGCCTGCGCTCGCGCTGTACCTTCTGAGTAATGTGCATTCAACAAGTTATTATACAGATTGCCACCTTTACCAGTTGTAATATAACCATCTGTAATAATCGTCTCAAATGCGATTCTCATGACCTTATTTAAGTTTCCACCGTTCTTGAAATAGGTGAACAAGATAATGACCTTCTCAGCTACTTTCTTTTGAACTGTCTCAACATTACCTCGTGTACCAATTACCGTCGGTTGGTTGTTCAGGATACGTAACAGGTTTTCTTGTTTTTCTTTAAGCTTGTCATTTGGTAAATCAATATCACTCGCTTCAAGAAGAATCATGTCTGCACTACCACCTAGACGGTCTAAGAGAACTTCTGACTTCTTGGAGTTGTAGTGTGTCACACGTTGCTGTGTAGATTTAGGTTTCTCTTTTGCAGCTTTATTTTCTGTTGTCACTTTCTGAGGTGCGCTATTTTGCTTTTCTGGAACAATTGGCTGTTCTGTTTCTTCTGCTTCAAGATTTAAATCAAGTTCTTCCTCGTTAATCAGATCGTCAAACGCGCCATTATTTAAGTTGTCCAATAACTCAACATCATGCAACTCTTCATCGACTAGCTTTTCATCTTGAACAGCAGCAGATTCGGCTGTTGGCTCTAAAGCCATGTCGAGCTCTGATTCATCAATATCAAGTTGATCAAAAAGATTAGATATAAGTAATTCATCATCTTTTACTTGATTAGTAGCTTTTGCGTTCATACTTACATACCTTTATTAGTTGAAGTTATTGCAGTTTTCTTGCTGCTGTATGTAGTTTATTGAGCGCCGTGTGGATAAGAAGCGAAATGATGGCGATGTTGTAGGTAAAGTAAAATAATAAGATTCAGTGTGTTACCACACTGAATCGAAATTGGTCTTCGGTTTGAAGGTAATTGACGGGAGATTTTCTTCTATTAGTCCCTCGACCGTAATTTGTTCATGAATGCACTTGGAAAGATTGTCCTCACTATAGGTAAAGTTACCTTCTTCATCGTAATAACATTTGGAGTATTTCAAGAGGATATCTTCATATTCCGCATCGGCTGATGACCGCCGGTTGTAGGTCTTGGATAAAGGTTCTTCATACCATCGGTCATCATTCCGTTTATTTAAGATCGCAATTTTAAAGATAGGATATTGTGACTTGTAGTGGCTGGAAACTATCTTGTCGCTGATTTCGCCGAGCCATATTAATTGCACACATAGGTTTTCATTTTGAAATTCGCGCACCGAAAACATGTTTAGCGGCAAAGTGTCTGGTTCGTTTTCGGCATGCTTTCTAAAAACTTCCTCAAAATGGGCACGTAACTTTTCATATTCTTCCTTAGAAATCTCTTTGCTAAACATGTCAAAGTAACGCGCCATTATTTTTCTCCTTCATATCCTTCGTAAAATTCAGCATCAGTCATTTCACCCATATGGAACATGTTGGTGATAATAATGTTTTTACCTACTACCGGTCGCTTACAGGTTTTTGTCACATCCTCAGCAAGAATATTGCAAATATCATTAATGTCTTTGGAATTGATTTCCCGACAAGCTTTAGAAAAAGAAGCTTTGAAGCCTTCAGTTGTCGATCTATCGCTGTGATAGACCTTAAAACAAACCATGAACCAATGCTTTTTTACGGTATCGTCGTGTTTACTCATAGGTAAGTTTTCTCATAACTTCGCCAACTGTCTGTTGGGCGTAATACAAATCAAGCTCAAACCCATATTTGATCAATTCATCTAAATCGATATATCCAAGCTCCGGATAACCGCCATTAAGTCTGATTACTCCATATGCTTGAGTATGAGGTGGACCAGCAACGTCTAATTCAACGATGTAAACGTCGCTATCTCCCTTGAAGTAATGCATTTGGCATATTGCGTTGTCGCCTTGGCCGTCTGTTTGATAGGTAACAGGGCATTTGGCTACGATGTCATCGACTTTGATAATCAAGTCTTTGTAATGCTCACTCTCAACACCTTTGGTTCCTGATAGAAGGCAGGCGATTTGAGGATCTGACATAACTTTGCGCAGATTGCCAATACGGCTAAAAATACTTTCAGCAATAATCATAACGTAATACCCATTAATTATAAATAAGTGCTTACTTATTATTGCAATCAAAATTAGGCATTCAATGCTTTCTGATTGGGTTTGATTTTATTAATAAGCGCTTGGAACTCTTTACGGTGTCGGTCTTTGACGTCGGTCCACTTCACGTCCGAAAGGCTAACGATCGGTTTAAATTCGCCATGCCCGGAAGTGTAAATATCAATTGAGCCAACTGGATCTGAAAAGACAATGGTTCCATCACTACGTTGCATTAGATTTGCCGCATGGATGTCATAAAACGCATCACCGTAACTGCCTACGAAATTATTTAGCTTTTCGAAGTAAGGTAAGAGGGTAGGAACGTCCTTCAGTTGAGGAAGCTGATTTGCCATTTCAATGAGAATTTTAGCTGTGGCACCTCGAACACTTATACCGTGCTCTAACCCTGCAAGACGGCGGCGCAATTCATATGTAAGGTTTAAGGCAAGGCTGCGATTAGGACCTTTTGAAATCTTCTCAAGGCGCTCTACTTCAAACAGAAATAATGGAACTAATTTTTTATTTGGTTTTGTGAGGTTTGTTTCTTTCACATTCTTGCCAACCAGGTATTCACCAACTTGGCCATAGTTTTTGATTAATTTAGGTGAGTGAATGTCATCAATCTTAATTGCTTCGTCGTTAAGCATGTAATAAGTGGCTGGACAGGCAGTCAATTTAAGAACGGTATTGGGATTTCCGCTTTCAAAGACACCTGAAAACATGCCGCTTGCAATGAGTTTTCTACCTTTTAAAGCCTCATGTGTTTTTCTAACAGTTGTCACACTTGAGTCATTCATCAATAAAATTTTCATATCCAATCAATTCATTTCTTAATTAACAAAACGTTAAGTTATTTTAGTCAGCTAATTGTTAAGTTGATTGGAAAAAGCAAAGGCGGCATGACTTACCCGAAGAACTGATAAATTAAGGCTGCCAACTTATTACTTTAGATTTAAGCATAAGAAATATCCTCTTTTTGATTTAAGCTTTCTTAAGTACATTGGTTGGTAATACAAAGCTCGTTTTGTTTCTTCAATCATAATCATAAAAAGCCCTGTATGATCAGGGCATTAATAAAGGCGTTCAATTGAACGCCTTTTAATCCATCTTAAACAGTTTTAGACCATTCAGCTTGCGCCTTACAAAAACTGCATCAGCTCCACCTTTATAGGGAATTTTATTGTTTTGAACGAGAATGTTTAAAACTACATTGTCAAAGGAGGAATACTTCACTCCCTCCAATTCCTTTTCATAAGCCATTATCAGTGACTTTTCGAAGTTTTCGCCAATAAAAGAACATTCAAAATATTCTTCCATGTCTTAGCAATAAACATTAAATCGATATGTAATCTTCACTTTATATTTCCTGTATTTCAGGAAATAGCAAAAATTGGCAAACCCAATAAAAAAGTAGAGGGTAGAGAGGAGGTAATCTTTTAACTCGAAGAAGGCTTTGTAGAATGAATATGCAGAAGCTAAAGCTGCTGCTGCTAATCCAAGTAGCAGAAGCCCTTTTAAAATATCCTGCCATCTTCGCAATGAGCAAAGATGATTATTTAACTGATGTAGAACGGCCACAAATAAGTCTCCAGAAAGTTAAAAGTCTTAAATAAGCTGCGTAATACCAAGTAAGTCTCCTAGTGAGAGGGAGGCGATTTCCTAAGTGACCTGCTGAATTAGCAGCCTTAGCAATGCGTTCATTTCCAAACTCTTTAGGAAGGGTTTGAGAATTAGAGCCATATTTGGTATTCATTTCTTTAATGATTTGTTGGCAATCTTTTAGACTTAATGGAGCCTTTTCAAGGTGTCCTTTTGACTGTGCCTGATGAGCCTTTGCTCGCTGTAATTTACGTTTACGTTGCTTTCGATTCATAGTCTTTCCTCATAGCTTGATTTAATAGCTTTTTTGCGTCTTGCGAGACGCCAAGGTCTATATCTGATGTCGTAACAGCCCTTACATGTGGCGGTGAATCGTTTTGATCTACCGTTTTTGTTGGTGTGCCACTGCCAGTAAAAGAACTCTTCATCCAAGGGGAAGTAAGATTTGCATTCGATGCATAACTTCTCCTTTCCTAAGTCCGTATAGATGAATCTAGGTAGTTTTTCTTTCATACTTCCACCTGAAAGAAACCTCGCTCTCTTGCCTTAAAGAAGCACTGCATCATCACGTCTACGTCATACGATGCAGCGTGTGCTGCTGATGCGTCATATTCAACGCCTAACGAAAAACACAAATCTGCTAACTTTGGGTATTTGCCATCAAACGTTGCCCAACGGCCATATTCCATCGTGCAGAAAGAAGAAACTTTCTTAGGCGTCATGCCTGCACGTTTCAGTTCAGTTGCGATAAAAGGGCCATCAAATGCAAAGTTATGAGCCACTAACAAAGAGGCGTGATTTACGATTGAGGCAACTTCTTCTGCTATATCTACAAATTTTGGACAACCGATAAGGTCTGAATAGGAAATGCCATGCACCGCTTGAGCTTTTGGATCAATGTTTCGTTCAGGATCAATTCGCTGTACAAATTCCTCTAGCTTTGCGCCGTCCAAGTCATATTTAATTAGAGCGATTTCAATAATCTTGTCGCCATTTTCTACTTCTAGCCCTGTCGTTTCAGTATCGACTCCAAGAATATATGGAATCATAGCTAACACTCCGAAATATAAGCAGTTATTTAACTTTCGTTTTGAAATATAGCATTGATAAATAAGGATATCGCAGGGATATATATTTATATCCCCGAAATATATTATAGTAAGCTCTTACTAATAATCTTGATTCTTAAAAATTCATTTAATGCGGTCTAAATACTTACCATAGGTAATATGATTGCATTTAGAGCATTTCCATTTACTGCGGACATAACCCCATTATGGAAAAAATGGTCAGGCTATCATCGCCGCAGTTTGGTGGAAACCAAGATGCATTGCATCAAATTATTAGGCGATAAATTAATGGCAAGAAGCTTTCCTAGTCAGGTGAATGAAATTCATGCACGTGTAGCAGTCCTCAACAGATTTACGGAATTAGGTCGACCACTTACCCAAGTTGTGTCTTAAATTTGAATGGATTGGGGAGAACTCAGCTTTTGAATGTTTATGCAACAAAGCCGTTCTCAGATTATTTTAAGTCATTTTTAAGATTCAAATTTTAGGCTAAAGCATATTAAAGTCTTTGAACTCTGTACACGACAAATTTCACAGAACCCTTATCCTATCAGGGTTCTGCCTTCTTAAAATTGCCAAAATTTCCTTAAACTCTTCTTTTCCCAAAACCAATTAAACGCTGAATCGCCATTTGAACATAGTCTAAACCATAGCGAAATAAACTCATTGAGAGTCGTCCATGCTTCTTTATTTTTATCGCTTTTTTTTGATCATGTTGCCATTCACCCGTTAAGTAACACCAACAGAAGCTTATAGCTAACACCGCAATCAATTTTTTCACTCGTCTAGGGTCTGTCAAGCGCGTATTTTCAAGATTAAACCCGCGTCCTTTGAGACAACTGAATAAGGTTTCAATTTCCCAGCGTAATGCATAATCCTGAATAGCATTGGCATTAAACTGAGGAGAAACGACGAGTAAAAGCTCTCCATTTTCTAACTGTAGTGCACTTATATATAGTTTCACCCGACCAACCAAAATCCGTCGTTTACGACATTCAATTTGACCAACTTTAAGATGGCGAAATAAATCACTAATTTTATGATTCTTTCCTAAATGATTGGTGACAATGAAGTTTTTTTAACACGAATGCAGAAGTTGATGTCTTGTTCAATTAACCATGTAAACCACTGCTCACCGATAAACTCTCTGTCTGCGAACACATTCACAATACGGTCTTTACCAAAAATGGCTATAAAGCGTTGAATCAAAGCAATACGCTCTTTCGTATCTGAATTTCCACGTTTATTAAGCAATGTCCAAAGGATAGGTATCGCTATTCCACGATAAACGATTGCGAGCATCAGGATATTAATATTTCGTTTTCCCCATTTCCAATTGGTTCTATCTAAAGTCAGTTGCACTTGGTCGAATGAAAACATATTGAAAATCAACTGAGAAATTTGACGATAATCAAAATACTGACCTGCAAAGAAGCGCTGCATACGTCGATAAAATGATTGTGGTAAACACTTGATGGGCAAGGCTTTAGATGCAGAAGAAAGATTACATGTTTGCTTTAAAATAATCACAAGCATGATGAGCGCAAAGCACTTTAAATGTGACTTGTTCCATTTTAGATATTTGTTTAAGATAAGATATAACTCATTGAGATGTGTCATAGTATTCGTCGTTAGAAAACAATTATTATGACATTATTTCAATGAGTTATCTATTTTTATCGTGTACAGAGATTATTATTATAGAAGCCCCCATGAATAAATCGCTCATCATTTTCGGCATCGTCAACATAACCTCGGACAGTTTCTCCGATGGAGGCCGGTATCTGGCGCCAGACGCAGCCATTGCGCAGGCGCGTAAGCTGATGGCCGAGGGGGCAGATGTGATCGACCTCGGTCCGGCATCCAGCAATCCCGACGCCGCGCCTGTTTCGTCCGACACAGAAATCGCGCGTATCGCGCCGGTGCTGGACGCGCTCAAGGCAGATGGCATTCCCGTCTCGCTCGACAGTTATCAACCCGCGACGCAAGCCTATGCCTTGTCGCGTGGTGTGGCCTATCTCAATGATATTCGCGGTTTTCCAGACGCTGCGTTCTATCCGCAATTGGCGAAATCATCTGCCAAACTCGTCGTTATGCATTCGGTGCAAGACGGGCAGGCAGATCGGCGCGAGGCACCCGCTGGCGACATCATGGATCACATTGCGGCGTTCTTTGACGCGCGCATCGCGGCGCTGACGGGTGCCGGTATCAAACGCAACCGCCTTGTCCTTGATCCCGGCATGGGGTTTTTTCTGGGGGCTGCTCCCGAAACCTCGCTCTCGGTGCTGGCGCGGTTCGATGAATTGCGGCTGCGCTTCGATTTGCCGGTGCTTCTGTCTGTTTCGCGCAAATCCTTTCTGCGCGCGCTCACAGGCCGTGGTCCGGGGGATGTCGGGGCCGCGACACTCGCTGCAGAGCTTGCCGCCGCCGCAGGTGGAGCTGACTTCATCCGCACACACGAGCCGCGCCCCTTGCGCGACGGGCTGGCGGTATTGGCGGCGCTGAAAGAAACCGCAAGAATTCGTTAACTGCACATTCGGGATATTTCTCTATATTCGCGGTTCAGCAGGCATGTCCCCTTTGAGGGCGACCCGACGACAGGATAATCGACCTTATGGTGCGCAAATATTTCGGCACAGACGGTATTCGTGGCAAAGCCAACGAAGGCGCGATGACGGCGGAAACCGCCTTGCGCGTCGGCATGGCGGCTGGCCGTGTCTTTCGTCGCGGTGACCACCGCCATCGTGTCGTGATCGGCAAGGATACGCGCCTGTCGGGCTATATGCTTGAACCCGCGCTCACAGCCGGTTTCACCTCGATGGGCATGGACGTATTCCTTTTTGGCCCGCTGCCGACAACGTATAGGAAGAATAAACGCCCTTTTCACCCAAGTCCAACAGCTTTGGACCGCAGTTGACTCTTTCGACACCCCTGCGATGCAACCCAATCCGGCTGACGGGGAGCCAGCAACGCTGAAAATTTACCCTCCTCTTTCCCACTAGCGGCTCCTTTTCCGACAACCAGCACGGCGGATCCCTGCCGCGGCGCTGTGCTAAATCTTCTTTATCGTAAAAAATGCCCTCTTGGGTTATCAAGAGGGTCATTATATTTCGCGGAATAACATCATTTGGTGACGAAATAACTAAGCACTTGTCTCCTGTTTACTCCCCTGAGCTTGAGGGGTTAACATGAAGGTCATCGATAGCAGGATAATAATACAGTAAAACGCTAAACCAATAATCCAAATCCAGCCATCCCAAATTGGTAGTGAATGATTATAAATAACAGCAAACAGTAATGGGCCAATAACACCGGTTGCATTGGTAAGGCTCACCAATAATCCCTGTAAAGCACCTTGCTGATGACTCTTTGTTTGGATAGACATCACTCCCTGTAATGCAGGTAAAGCGATCCCACCACCAGCCAATAAAATTAAAACAGGGAAAACTAACCAACCTTCAGATATAAACGCTAAAAAGGCAAATGCACTACTATCTGCAATAAATCCGAGCAGTACTGCCGTTTTTTCGCCCCATTTAGTGGCTATTCTTCCTGCCACAAAGGCTTGGAATACTGAGTGTAAAAGACCAAGACCCGCTAATGAAAAGCCAACCATCATGCTATTCCATCCAAAACGATTTTCGGTAAATAGCACCCACACCGTTGCGGGAATTTGGCCTATCAATTGCGCTGAAAAATAAATAATCAACAAAATGGGCATCGTTTTAAATAAAGTGATGTATACCGAATTCGATTGCGTCTCAACCCCTACTTCGGTATCTGTATTATCACGTGTATTTTTGGTTTCACGGAACCAAAACATAACCACAAGGAAAGTGACAATATTTAGCAACGCAGCGATAAAAAAGGGACTATGCGGTGAAATCTCTCCTGCAAAACCACCAATAATAGGCCCCGCTATTAAACCAAGCCCAAAACTTGCCCCTAACCAACCGAACCACTTCACGCGTTGAGAAGCTGAGGTGGTATCGGCAATGACCGATGCCGCGACAGCCCCAGTAGCTCCTGTGATCCCTGAAAGCAAACGGCCTAAATACAGCATCCAAAGCGCACTTGAAAAAGCCAGCAATAAGTAATCCAGCGATGCGCCTATTAATGACAACAACAGCACTGGGCGCCGACCAAATCGGTCAGACATTTTTCCAAGCCAAGGAGCAAAGATAACCTGCATTAACGCATAAAGTGCAAGCAATACGCCAAAGTGGTTAGCGATATCTTCCGAAGCAATAAATTCACGTAATAACGTTGGCAAGACTGGCATGATAAGGCCAATCCCCATGGCATCGAGTAACGTAATTACCAATGCGATCTTTGTCGAACTATTCATTTCACTTTTCTCTATCACTGATAGGGAGTGGTAAAATAACTCTATCAATGATAGAGTGTCAACAAAAATTAGGAATTAATGATGTCTAGATTAGATAAAAGTAAAGTGATTAACAGCGCATTAGAGCTGCTTAATGAGGTCGGAATCGAAGGTTTAACAACCCGTAAACTCGCCCAGAAGCTAGGTGTAGAGCAGCCTACATTGTATTGGCATGTAAAAAATAAGCGGGCTTTGCTCGACGCCTTAGCCATTGAGATGTTAGATAGGCACCATACTCACTTTTGCCCTTTAGAAGGGGAAAGCTGGCAAGATTTTTTACGTAATAACGCTAAAAGTTTTAGATGTGCTTTACTAAGTCATCGCGATGGAGCAAAAGTACATTTAGGTACACAGCCTACAGAAAAACAGTATGAAACTCTCGAAAATCAATTAGCCTTTTTATGCCAACAAGGTTTTTCACTAGAGAATGCATTATATGCACTCAGCGCTGTGGGGCATTTTACTTTAGGTTGCGTATTGGAAGATCAAGAGCATCAAGTCGCTAAAGAAGAAAGGGAAACACCTACTACTGATAGTATGCCGCCATTATTACGACAAGCTATCGAATTATTTGATCACCAAGGTGCAGAGCCAGCCTTCTTATTCGGCCTTGAATTGATCATATGCGGATTAGAAAAACAACTTAAATGTGAAAGTGGGTCTTAAAAGCAGCATAACCTTTTTCCGTGATGGTAACTTCACGGTAACCAAGATGTCGAGTTAACCACCCTTTAGATTCATAAAGCGAAAATAATGCGGCTCCAACGTACCCACCTAAATGGAAACGGCGTTCACTCCAATCTAAACACGCACAACAGATTTTACGTGAATGTTTGGAAGGAACGTCAATTCCCATTTCATGAAAATATTGAATACCACTTAATGTGATCATTGAACCATTTTCAGTGATCCATTGCTGTTGACAAAGGGAATCATAGATCTTAACGGCAACTTCGCCAGCTAAATGATCATAGCAAGTACGTGCTTTTCGTAAATGCACTGGCGTGGAAACTTTGGCATGTACGCCATGGTTTAAGGAGATCCCCATCAACGTATAGGAAGAATAAACGGCACTGTTGCAAATAACCACGAATGGTAAGCTGAAGACTGTTTTAGCTAAAGGTGCAGCATATGAATCCTTTCCATGGTCGGCATTTTCAGGGCGAAATCATTCTTTGGGCTGTGCGCTGGTATTGTAAATATGGCATTAGCTATCGTGAACTGCAGGAAATGCTGGCCGAACGAGGTGTGAATGTTGACCACACCACAATTTATCGTTGGGTTCAGCGTTATGCTCCAGAAATGGAAAAACGCTTACGCTGGTATTGGCGTAATCCTACAGATTTACATTCATGGCATATGGATGAGACTTATATCAAAGTGAAGGGGCGATGGACTTACCTGTATCGTGCAGTTGATCAACGTGGTCATACGATTGACTTTTACCTTTCCGCTAGACGGAACAGTAAATCAGCCTATTGTTTTTTAGGAAAGATCTTCAATACGGTGAAAAAATGGCAAATTCCACGGGTCATCAATACAGATAAAGCAGCGACCTATGGCCATGCTTTATCACGGTTAAAGCGAGAAGGAAAATGTCCAGTAGATATTGAGCACAGGCAGATTAAGTATAAAAATAATGTCATTGAATGTGATCATGGTAAGTTAAAGCGGATCATCAGGGCCACATTAGGATTCAAATCTATGAAGACGGCTTATGCCACAATTAAAGGTATTGAAGTCATGCGTGCACTACGTAAAGGACAAGCATCGTCATTTTATTATGGTCAGCCTCAAGGTGAAGTGTGTCTAATCAACAGGGTTTTCGGTCTCTAAGCACTTTTAAAAAGGAACTTCATCGACTCAAATCTCTATTTGCAACAGTGCCGTTTCGTCTTCTCACCACGCGCCAAAAGCAAATACATCACGTATTTGCCATCGACGCTGTAAAACGTACCAATTCTTTTGCCATTCACTGTATGCGGTTGACGTTCAATGACCATTACCAAGACCCCAGCACATCCCCATAGAATTTTTGTCGTTCCTGAATACGAAGCTGTTCTTGCAGTTCCTTTTCTTGAGCCAATCTACGTTCAATCTCTACAGCCATTTTCTTTTCACGATCTTCTTGTTTCTTTTTAGCGTTATATTCATGTAATTCGAGTTTTAAGCGGTCTTTTTTGAATCGAATGTAATATCTCTTTAAGGAGTCGTAATTTGTATAGATGTACAGATCAAGACACATATGCACTTCTTTATGAAATGCATTTACAGCTTGATCTGTAGCTAAACCACATTTAATTCTATTCTTGATTGTATTATCTCGAAAACGTATTAATTCAATGATAGCGGTAGGGTGGTTTTCCTCCAGAATTTGCTCAATGGTTTTATCTTTAAAAAGAGGGTTCTCTTGGTATTTACCCGGAAGGAGTGAATTTAGTTTAAATATATTTTTGGAACTCATTCAATTTTCCTCAAATAAATAACAGTCGCTTTTTTACGTGGTGAGTTGAGGACTTGCGGTCCATACATCTTTTGCATGGTCTTGTATAAACGCTCTGCGCTGCGTCCGTCGTCTTGCCCTAACTCGTTATGATTGTTGTGTGCGTGGAGTAGCATCAGCTCTCCAATTTGACCGACAATCACATCCTCTACACATGCTTTGCTGAATATCAGTTTATCTTTTGATGATTGGATATAAACTTCATCGCCTTTGGCCAACCGTTTGGACCATGAAGTACCCAATCTGAAGGTGTTATAAAGTTCGTTATCTAATCCCACAAAAGGTGGTGCGAAATCTAATGCATATTCATGTTTCATGATGGCTAACTGCCTCTATACTTATAGGTTGAACCAAAAGTATAGAGGCGTATTTGTTAGCTGTTAATCAGTTAATTGCGGCAATTACTCACACGCATCGTCACTGTACAAAGCTTCCATTTCATCTTCATTGCTCATCAACGGTGTGACCTCAATGTCATCAGCGCTTGGTGAAATCTTAGGGATTAATGCGCGGAGCTGCTGCAATCCGGTTGGATCTGCTTTCAGTTTGTCGCAAAGCGATTTCAGGTGATATTTCTTACCGTCAGTCCATTCAATGTAAGCGCCCGACTGTTTCAAAATGCCTTTAGCTTTTAAGAACTCAACTAAGTTGTAGTGGCGGTCAAAGAACGCTACGCCATTCTTGTCAAACCACATACGCATAGTGGTTTCTTGGAACGGTTTTGTGAGTTTGGTTTTCACAATTTTGGTTGCAATATCCTGCCCCACAAACTGCTTTTTACCGTTGACCGTTTCCATTAACTTGGTACGGCCAAGAGCAATTCGTACTGATGCGTAATATTCAAAAGAAGAACCACCTGGTGTGCAGTTATGCACCAAGAAACCGTTGTGCGTATTGCCTGCCAAGAAGTTGTGATTATCCTCAACGGTAATGTCATACATTACCGAGCCTTTATTTTTACTTCCCAAGCGCATTTCTGTCACTTCTGCATAATGCACAACTGATTCATCAACAGGAGCGTCTAATTCGAGCGCTACATAGCGTCCGCGATACTCAATCGGTAACTTGTACTGCATACAGTCTGGCACGTACTGAGCGATCAATTCAGCGATCTTGGCAGTACCTTTTACATCAAAGTCAATACGACCCTGACCGTAACGAATATCATAAGTTAAGCCAAATGATTGATACAGCGATTGACCGATTGCGTCTAATTCATCCTCACAGCCACGCAGTCGCTTAAAGGACAGGTTCAGTGTCTTGCTGCTCTCCTTGTAATTACCATCGTCCATCACTGCAATGGCTAATTGCATAGGTGTCCAGCCATCTTTGAACAGTGTGTGAGGACAGCGGCACAAGTCGTAAAACTTCATCAACTCATGGGTGTAACAGGACTCGTAGCGATGCCCTTTATTGCCCTTGCTAATAGTGATTTCGCGCTTGACGAAGTTTAGGTGGCGTGACAGCAGATCAACCTTCCACTGTGCGTATTCAGGGTTTTCATTGTCCTGAATGATCAGTGCGGCTGTCTGACGTTGCGACGACACGCGCGCCATGTGACTGTCAAAACCGATCAACCCCTTTAAGAACTCAAGCGCTGTTCCTGCAAAGGTGCGTTTGGTGCGAGTAATCACATAGTCGCCTACACGAACGTCGCTAAAATTAATCCAACCTTTGTCTTTCACTTGGACTTTGTGATCATTTGTGCCCGATACCGCAACCAAGCCATTGCGCGTTTCAGGACATACAGCGCGGATGTGATACCACTCTTTGTCAGTTCCTTTGATTGAGCCATTGTTGTGCCAACCGATGATGCGTTTTGGCTCAAGCTGACCCGATACTTCATTCCAAGACCATACTTCCTTGCTGATTTTGCCATCAACAATTTGCTTCATGGTTGCGGACGTACCATCGACGAATGGCACCTGAACTTCCGCTCTCAGACAGGTTGGATCACCAAACATCACTCCAATTTTCGTACGCTGTTGGTTCAAATATAAGAACGTTGCATTGTACTTTTCAGCCGTCTGAGCAATTACTTTCAATGACGTACTGGAAGCACGAGCCAAAGCGGTGTTATCGCTCATATTGAATGTGTCGATTTCACGCTTTTTGCCCTTATTGTCATAGTAAACAGATTGAGGAATCGCCGATGCAACCGAGTCAAACACGCAAATGATTGGCGCATCGTCTGGAATTGTTGCTGAATTGCGGATCAACTCAACTGCACGCATTGCTAAAACATTGCCTTCTTCCCAAGTTTCAGGCTTTTTATAAATCCAGAATGGACGCTCCGTCTTTAAGCCTAGATTCTTCGCAAGGTTAATATCAAAGGAACGTTCCCAGTCAAAGAACATGGCAATACCGCCAGCTTCTTGGGCGCGAATCATTAAGTCAGTCGCCTCTGCGGTTTTACCTGATGACGGTGGACCATACATTTCAACAATGCGACCATAAGGAATACCGCCGTCATAGCGTCCAGAAATCGCAAAGTTTAACTCTGGATCTCCAGTATCAAGCCAGTTAGTCACTGTTTGCGTTTCTTCGTTGTCGCCAATTAATTTTTCTAAGTCGTCAGCTAATGCAGATAAATTTGGTTCCATAATCATTGTCCGTTATAAAAAGGTTTCATGAAATTCGGTACGTTTTTGAGAATCGAGCCAAAAGCTAACTCGCCGCATAACTCGGTAAAGTCATCCGGATTAATTTCGCCTTTGATGATTTCGAGGTGTTCTTTTTGAAGAGGGGCAGGACGTAGCAATTGCATAAGTTCTAGGTTTCTCAAGAACAGTCTGCGCCCTTGACCTACATATGCATCCATGTGTGCTTTCAGCGCTTTATTTCGCGCCTTTTCGTTTTGCTCATCCGTTAGTGAGCTGTCTTCCACATAGATGAATTGGCTTTCCCATTCCTCTTTTGTGTATGGGGAATTGCCTGCATAAAGTGATCGCAAAGCTTTTGAAGGTGGCTTTAATCCAGCGTCGCATAGTTTCCAGAACTCATTTACTGAACCGTATTCAGCAAGAATCTTGATTGCGGTCGCTTCACCAATTCCCCCAACACCGCTGATGCAGTCCGAAGAATCGCCTTGTAATGCTTTGCCTTGAAGAAATGCCACAGGTGATTTGAAGCCAGTTTTCTCGTAAAAATTAGCCCAATGAATGAAACGGCTTTCATCACGAGGGTCACGCCACGAAACGTTTGGCTTAACTAGCTGTAACCAGTCACGGTCACCAGTAATCAATAAAATACGATTGTTGGGATCGCTTGCGAAACGTTGTACAAGAATGCCGGCAAGATCATCTGCTTCATGTATCGCGCTAGTCATTTGCTTAATGCCCAACGCTTTTAAAGCACGTTTAATAAAAGGGCACTGCGCTTTGTAAGCGTCATGCTCTTGTTGCATTCTTGGATCAGATTTGCGATTGCTCTTGTATGAAGGTTCACGCTCAAAACGCCATTCAGCACGACCGTCCCATAAAACAACCATGCCTGCATGCGGATAGCGTTGTCTTAACTCGCGCATTGTCTTGATAAAGCTAAACACCGCCTGAGTCTGCATTGAGCCTGAATAGAGCTTGATAGCGTGCTGTGCTGCGTAACCGATTGAATTGGCGTCAACGAGAATAATTAGATTTTCCACGTTAATCTCCCCAAAAAGAAAGCCGCAGCTATAGCGGCTTTCTTTCAAGTCATTGATTAGGATTAGCTTGCTTCTTGGTGCGCATCATCTAAGAGCGCTTCCAATTCATCACCCAAATCAATTTCAGTTACATCCAAAGATGAGGTGGTGACATCTTTGTATGAAACATCTGTCACATCACTAGCCAAGGCTGATGATGTGCCAATGGTTCGTTCAGCAGGGACGTGTGTCGGCTCTGCAGGGGCATAAAGTCCAGCAGCGCGTCTAATTGCACCCAACGCAAGGCGTTTTCTCTCTTCGTTTGCTTGTTTGACATAATCGTCAAGGTCAATCATACGTTTGAAAACTTCTGGATCAACGTGAACCTTTTTGGAACCCGGTAATACGTTGTATTTCGTATTAAGACCTGTACCTTCACGGTTGATGGTAACAACTTGATGATCCACAAAAATTGCTTCACCCCAATCGTCCATCATGTCCAGAATTGAGCTAAGTGTTAATTTGCCGACTTGAAGAGCTTTAGGCTGACCGTCATGCTTGCCTGAATCATCAACTTCAAGAACATTGAGCAAATACACAGTTGATGCTTTCGCGTCTTCCAATGTTTTGATCTGTTCGTCAGTTGCATTGGCACCAATTAAACGACCTGCTTCTGCAATGGCATCGCAGATAGGACAGTCTTCATCAAAAGTTTTAGACATACATACATGAACGGTCGTTTCTGGCTTTCCGTCCGTGACTTTTGAATAATCTTTAATGAAGTGCTGTGAGAAGGGTTTGTAGAACTCTTCGTTACGTTCTTGGTTCCAGTCTCCCAGTAAAACGTAATTGTTTTTACCCGGCTTTGGTTTGATGGTAGATTCACGGCTTTTGAGGGCGTCTTTGTTCTTCTTTGCGTTTGCTAAAAGTTTTGCTACGTTCATTGCTTAATGTCCTACTGTCAAAAGGTTTAAATGCTCAATTGCTAGAAGTTCATGCTTTGCACTCAAAATGCCTAATTACTTAGCACTAGAAAAATTTTGAGTGCATTACATTATAGTAAGCACTTACTAATAATTTCAGGAATTAAGAAAGATTTCGATTTTTTTTCATGGCATGTTGAGCGGCTTCTCTACCTTGGCTAAAGGTCTGGATATGCTGTTCCTGATATTCATTCATGCGGAGCTGACCCTGACGTTCCTGACGGCTATAGGCACCCCGTTGAATCAGCATGTCGTTACGGTCGCGTAACGCATAGACGAATCCTTTATGAATATCGGCATACATTTCCGCTTCGATATACAGCTCCTTGGCTTTAATCCAGCGGGAATCTTTACGGACGGCGTTTTCTACCGCCTTTTCGGTGACCTTCTCACCGTTAGCCAAGAAGTGTTTGCGATAAGCCTCATAGAGCAGGGCTTCAAGACTTTCAAACTTCAACTTGACCTTTGCTGCCTGCGCTACAGCACGCGCTGCACGCTCATTCTGATACGCCGCAAGCGATGCTTGAGTTCTCATTGCTACATCAAGCGTGGCGTCTGTAAATTGAATGTCCCTGTTGAATGCTTCTACATCAGGGGCATATTTCAATGAGACGAAGCGCTCAATTTCTTTTTCAGATTTAACCTGTTTATCAACCTGTTTAGGCTCAAAGTTTGGAATATCCTTCGATTGAAGTTCCACATCATCTGGCAACTCTTCGCATACTGTGTCCACCGATTCTTCGACTGGTGGGAGGATTGGCCGTTCTTCGGGTTGTGGCATTGGGGTTTGCTCTGCTTCCACTTCCTTCAGCATGTCCTCAACTGATACTGAATCATTAACGATTTCGTGCGGTGTGGCTTCTGGCACTTTAGGCTCAAACGCTTCTTGCAGATCTAGTTCCTGTTCTGCATCAAGCTGTGCCTCTCGCTGCTGTTGATTGATCTGCTCCTGAATCTCTTCGGGTGTTACCTGCGCGGCTCCCTCAATGGATGCTTCAAGTTCAGCGGCAAGCAATTCTTCGTCTTCCAGCAGCTCTTCATCCAATTGAATATCGTCCGCGCTTACAGTTTCAGTCTTAGCCTTTTTCTTTTGCTCTTCCTCTTCAATCAAAAGGTTTTGTTCGTCCAGTTCTGCAAACAACTCGTTTAGCGTTTCGTCGTCGAAGTTATCAACAGTTTCAATTTTTGACATGTTTAATTACTCTCTTAAAAAGTTTATTTAGCGTAATAAGTTGCATTTGGATGTAAACGCAGAGCATAAACATCCAACTGATTAAGAAATTAAGAAATAATGTCAGCAACCTCCTTGAATGCTTTTACAAGTCCTTCCAGCTTTGTAGGGTCAAAATGGCATTGCTGTGGGTTAAGTCCGCAAACAATGGTTGCGTCTAATTTAGGGTTGTAGAAAGTCATGCCTACGAGATCGCTAGGGGATACCTTAACGTCAGGTAATAAGTAGCGAATTGACTGACTTCCAAGGGCGACAATGACTGGCGGTTTAAGAAGTTCGATTTCTTTGGCCAAATGAGGACTACAGCCATTGATTTGACCTGTCGTTAAGAACTTGTCTTGTTTTTTGGCTTTGACGAGCGTTGTGTAATAACCGTCCGCAACTGCTAATTCATTATCTTTAATTGCAGCTTTCACATATTGGGCGGTCTCGCCTTCAAGAAGTTTTCCTTTCTTTTCCTCTTCCCAAGTTGGGCAGTCAGCCACGACCATAAATCGCATCTTTTTACCCAAACGAATATCAGGATGAACCTGTCCAGCAAGGTCGCAACCGTTACATTGCTTGCAATCGCGCATATGCTCGACCAACGAAGCTCGCAGGAATGGCTCTGAGGTATCTGTGTATCTATCTGCTTTTACAGAATCAATAATTAATCCTGGTAATAGCCTCATTTGGTCCTTTCGTCGTGAGAGGTCTTTCGCTGAAGGCTCACTAGGTTCAATGCTTGCAAACGCCCCAATTGCTCTGAGATTTTCAACGATTGTTTTATTCACTTTCGAGTTTGGTTGAGATGCTGCTTTCTCGAACTCGTCAAAGCTATCAAAACGTTTTTTTGGTGGAACTGAACCATCAGGACCATAGATCGGAGTGGTTTCACCTGTCTTTCTCGACTTCTTGTAGCGAACGACTTTCCAAGCCCGATTCTTCTCTCTCAATTTCACAATCGCTTTGGCAATCGTTTCTGAAATACCTTTGACTGCAATGAAAGGCGCCAAGATTTCAGTATTGGATTTAATCTTATAACGATCGGCTGAATAATTAATATCAGGAGGAAGAATCTCAATGCCGCATTCACGCGCATCTTTCACAAGTCCAGTGAGCTTATCTTCTGTATCAACCACGCTGAGACTTGCGGCAAAGTATTCAGCAGGGTAATGAACGCGAATATATGCGCACCAAACCGAAATGATTGAATACTCCACAGAATGCGACTTGTTAAATTGGTAGTTGGCGTTTGCTTCTGTTTGTTCCCAAATACGCTCGGCAACTGATTCTTCTAAACCATCATTCAAAATATTTAATGATTTAATTTTCATTGGTTAGCGCCTCGATCTTTGAAAATTCTTTCTTGGATTGGTCCACCAACCCATTGCCAGTTCTTACCCAAAACAATGTGACTGACGGCATTGTTAGAAATGCCATATTCTTCCGCGAGCGCCCTAAGTCTGAAACTTCATACAAGCCTTCGTAGTTCTTAATTGCTTTCCAGTTTTCCATTTAAACAACCTGTTTTTAATTCAATTTGATTAATATAAGTCATTGATTTTATGAATAAAAGTATGGAATTTCGGCGCTTTCAGCGAATGCTTCTTCTACCGTTCTCATCACGCCATCAGTGCATTTGAACTTCTCCATTCGATGCACTTTTAACTTTGTGCCATCTTCAAGTTCAACCTCTACAAACCCCGCTTTAGCACCATCAATAAATTTCGGTTTCAATTCAGCCATTTTCTTAAGGTCTTTTTTACCAATCGCTTTTCTGAGGTGATCTGATTCAGCCATTGAGAACCCTGCCAACTTACGAGCAAGCGCCATCGTTTGCTCTTGATACACAACAACGCCATAAGTGTCAGACAGAACAGGTTCAAGGACTTCATGTGCGTAGGTGACTTCTTTTAATCCTTTTCGTAAGTCCACATAGTCATCCAACATGCCTGAATCCATAGGGCCCGGTCTATACAAAGCGGTAACAGCACAAATGTCATCAAAGGTTACAGCGCCACCGTTTGAGATATTCTTCAATAGTTGTTGCATGCCGCTACTTTCTAGCTGAAACACACCTACAGTTTCACCGCGACCCAAAGCTTGCATGGTTTTTTCATCATCAAGTGGAATCTTTAATAGATCCAATTCAATACCATGTCGCTCTTTTACATAGTCACATGCGATGTTTAATACATCTAAGGTGGCAAGACCGAGCAAGTCCATCTTGATCAAGCCCCAATCCTCAACTACACGCTTGTCCCAATTGACGACTGGTGACTTTCCTCTAGTCTCGAGTACGGCTCGATTAACGATAGGTTCGCCTGCAACAACAATACCTGCCGCATGTTGGCCAAACGATTTCATTGTGCCTGCAAGCTTAGTTGCATGCTTCCAGATAACAGGATGTTCATTGCGAAACTTGTCTAGCTCAGGCACAGCGTCCGCAGAGGTATTCAGGTCAAGTGAAGTTCCATGTTCTTTAAGCACAAGCTTGGTCGCACTTAATTGCATGTTGTTCAAGCCGCTGATACGACCTGTATCACGTAGGGCTGAGGCTGAAGCTAGTGTTGAATAGTTCGAGATACCAGCGACATAATCTTTGCCATATTTTTCAACAAGGTAATCAATCACCTTGTAGCGACCGCTTGAAGCGAAGTCCAGATCGGCATCAGGCAAGTCAAGACGTTCAGGATTGATGAAACGTTCGAAGATCAATCCAAAACGTATAGGATCAACGTCCGTAATCCCAAGCAGATACGCGACTAATGAACCGCCGCAGTTGTGAACAGGGATGCCATTGACGTTATAAGAGTGCGTGTTGGACACAGTGAGATCATAAACCTTGCCCTTGTAATGGCTAGTTTCACGTTTAACTAGCTTTGCCATAAAACATTTCCTCATATTTGGTTTGGCGTAGCTGCACCTTGCCTTCAAGACTTTTAAACAGGTTATGGCGGTCATGCTTTCTAGTTGGCAGATTGAACCCGAATTGCTCTTTGCAGTCCTTCTCTGTCACAAAAATAAACCTGTCAGCAATACCGCCTTTCAGTGCAGCTTCTACAGCGTCATTTTTCGCTTTAATTCTAAGATCACGCACATTGGAGATATACGACCCCTTTATTTCAGCCAAGATAATTTCCTGTTGAAATTCAACGCGAAAATCAATGATGTATTGGTGAACCTTGTCCTCGTATGTATAATCAATGGCGGGGCCGCGAGATAGATTTACTACATCGTTGCGCTTTTCCATTTCAACGATGAAGCCAAGTTCGTAACAGCTATCGAATCGAATCTCGCCCCACTTTGACTGATACAGGCCAGAGATACCTGTTCCTGAGTGCTTGGTGCGGTTTCTCATTCTCTCCCGCACATCCTCTCGCTGATGCGCTTTAAGCAGATTGGAGCGCATTTTCTCCTTGATCTCAGGATTGTTCGCCCAAAACTTCTTTACTGCCTGTCTGTTCTTTTCAAGAACTTCTGGCGTTGACTGAACCTTGAGCTGCGCCTCACTGTTGTTTTTTTTCCATTCTTCTAGGCTAGTTACTTCTTTCACTGAGCACGAAGGACAGGTAGGGCGCTGCGCGTACTTGCGTCGTTTTAACTTTTTGAATGGAGTGCTGCAGAATGCTCCGCAGTCCTCACACTCAAATTCAACGCGAACATTGCCTGAATACTTGTCTTTAAATTTTGAAAACTCCTCAAAAGTGAATGGCCTTCCTTCAAGAAGAATGGCTTTAACCTCATCGCAATACTGCATTTGTCTTACATTCAATTTCTTTGGCGAGTTCAACAACATCGTCAAATTCATCCTCCTCATTAATTTCGTCAGCTCTAATCCAACCTCTTGTTTTGGAAAAGAATTTGTGATCTTTAGTACAGGAAATTTCCACACCGTTGTCAAATGTTAAGTGCAAAATTTCCTCGTCGCGATCGAAGGATAAAACGTCAACGACCTCCTGAATCGAACCATCGTGAGCGATGACCTTATCGCCAATTTCGAAGTCCTCAATCTTCTTAGTTTCGCCGTCGGTATTGATCACCACTTCATGACCAGCCAAGAAGCAACTTCCTCGCCCAGGGCCTACAATCACGCCGTTGTTTTTTGACCACATCACCAAGTCTTCAACGAGCAAGAAGTAGGACTCAAAGCCCATCTTTTTTAATATTGAAAGCTCATAGCCTAAGCGAGATTTATATACTGTATCTAATTCAGCTTTCGTTGGCTTATATCCAAGAATCTCTTTAGAAAAGCGTTTCTTCCAGCCTTCCAAGCATTTCGCGCATAGCGTTTTAAATTCGTCTGTGCTTAGCTTAGGTAGGGAAACTGGCTGCTTTTCAAAAATATATTGGCATTTGTCCACCAGCTCAGAAATATTCTTTAGACCTTCTTTCCAAGCTTCCGCTGAATTGACGCGCTCATATTTGGCCATACGCTGAATAGCAGCTTTTGTATGGTCTAAAATGAATTTTGGCTCTTTAAAACCAAAATCTTTTACGTATTGAATAGGACGATAGTGCAGATCAAGTTGGGTATTGGTTGCGATAGCACTCAATACATCCAAAGTGTCCGCATCTTCATTCTCAAGATAGTTAAAAGGATAAGTGACGACGGTTTTAATTTTTTCGCGTTCATACGCCAAATAGCCTAAGTAGTTTAAGCGGTCGAACAATGGCGTATTGATCGGACTAAATTCAATGTATAAATCATCACCAAATCTCGCTTTTAATACTTTTAAAATTCTTTCGTGATCAGGGTGACTAAACAGACCGTACATATCACCAGTTGTTACGACCACATCTTCCAATTTGCATAGAGCATCCAGATCAGTACGGCTGTGGTAGTAATATTGCTCTTTAGAGTTTGCGTCTGTAAGAAGTTTGAATAAGCCTTTAATGCCTTTTTCGCTTTTTACGTAGACTTTAGGGCAGAACATCAAGTTGCGTTTTTCAGCAATACCAGATGAGGCAGGGGGCTTACGATATTTAGAATCGTCATATACACGCAAACGACAACCAAACACCGGCTTGATATTGGCTTTGGTGGCTTTGTTCGAAAAATCTACCAATGCATGTAAGGACATGTCATCAACGATTGCGACCGATGAATAGCCTAAGCCTTTTGCAGCTTCAACAATTTTGTCTACCGTTAATAATGATTTTCCTATCGAAAAGTCAGATTGTACTGACATTGCGTGGTTTAACATAGAGAATCCTATACAACTAATCTCTTACAGCTATTAAATTAAAAATCATTTGGAAATTAACAATTTGGAAGACTCTTCTTTCGCAATCCCAAAACAGGTCAAAAGAACAAAAGCTAACGACACATGGCTTTGTGCAGTGTTTTCTTTCCAGTTGAGTTCTTCCATAAACGCTTTTTTTAGTTCACTGCGCGTATATCCACCCAAAAGAAGCTTTTCGACGGCAAGACTGAGCCAAGCTGGAGTTTTTCCTTTCATGGCATTTTCGTTTTTGGCCAATCCCTCCTTAATCTCGGTCACTAAACCGCTCTTAACTAAGGTCAATGCAAACGATTGAGCTTTTACAGGCAGCTTCACGATTAATTCCTGCTGTTCCGGTGTAGGCTCAAAAAAGACTTTCTCTACCTTGGTTGCTCGTTCAACGAGAGTCGGTTTCTTTGGTTGGATCCCACCCGAAGAAAGACTTTTGGCTGCATTCATTTCTTCACGTAAGGCTCTGCGTTTAGCTTCTTGCGCCATCCGAGCTTTTTCATGCTGTTTGAGTAAATCGTTTACATTAACAACCTGCTTGATCGCGTTAAGCGTTTCATATGATTTCTGCTCACAAGCCTCAAATGCCGGGCATCGTTGGCAATATTCGCTATCACGCGAAAAACATGAGATTGAACCAAAACAACCAAAAGCCTTTGCTTCAATAAAATCTATTCTTTCGTTTTCGTTTGATTTCATTTAAAACGCTCTCTTTTGCGCTATATACGCTTTTAAAGTGTTGAAATGATTTAGACAGCAACGCGCGTTACGGCTTCTTCAACTTCTTTCACAGCGTCACGAATGAATCGTTTTTCTTTGTTTGTTTCGGCTGTTTTCATGATGCAATTAGCCACAAAACTTAGATTCAATTTGCGACGTCTTGGTCCCCGCGATTCATTTTTCTCAGGCGTATTGAGGGAAAGCTGATATTTGGCTTCTTGTGCCAATAACTCTCTTTCAATGAAATCAGGCGGATTTAAGGTGAATTTGAGTAAAATTTTTGCGAACGGTGAAAGCTGCTGCATTTCTTCTGTAAGAGTCTGCATCAACTCATATGGGCCTAAAATATTTTGGCTCTGGTGATCAACAAAAACGTCATAATCACAGTCATCTTCACCATCACCCATACGATGCAAAATGTCGGACTCGTATTCCGTTCTGTTATCGCCCAAATGGTATTTTTTCAGTAATCTCGATACCATGTTGAGGCAAGCAGTAGTTAAATAAGTCGTTAATTTGCCTTTGCTTTCATCCCAAGTCTGAATCGATACCACGAAAACTTCACAGAAAATGGCATACAGCTCTTCAACGTCAATGCAATAGCCGACTGAGGTAAGTCGGCTAATATTCCGGTGTGCCAAATGACGAAGAAGCTTGTCATGATCTCTGAAAAGCTGATCTTGATTTCTTACCATAGCCCACCCCCAAAAAGTGTCCGAATTAACCGAACACTCGTTGAGCCAAGTCTTCCGCAACTTGCTGATCGACTTGAGTGAGCTTGTTAGTAAACGCCAATTTGAGACCGTGCTTGTAATCGTTACGACGCAAGCCAATCATTGCTGCGTTGATTAATGAACGTGGTGAGATGGTGTCGCTGATCTTAGAGTTTGCATATTGCTCGCGTACCAAGTTTGCATAATCCACTAACTTGTCAGCATCCTCTGCGCATAAACCTACACGTTTCTGGATAATCAAGGACTCATCTTCTTTCTTCATGTAGCTCTTATAGATCACTGAGCCAAAACGGTCGTAGTTCGCTGAGTTCTGTAAGTTAGTACCCTGATAAAGACCAGTTTCATCACCTGAACCGTTCGTGTTACCTGTTGCAGCAAAACGGAAGTTTGGATGTGGTTTGATGACACGGTTAGCTGCATCTGCTTCTTTGATATATAAAGGTTTACCTTCTAGTACAGCTTGATATACAGATAAAACGTTTGGTTGCGCGAAATCATATTCGTCAGCCAAATACATCCAGCCATGCTTCATCGCTAAAGCTAATGGCCCAAGCTCAAAGATGGTTTCACCATTTTTAACCGTCCACATACCTACAATGTGAGATTCTTCTGTATTTGAAGTGTGCTGAATACGAACAAGAGGACGGCCAGTTCGAGCTGCGATCTGGTCAAACATTTCTGATTTACCAGCACCTTTGTGTCCCCACACGTAAGGGTTGATGTTTAGCTCCAATGCAATCATGACATCCTTCAGCTCGTTCACGTTCCATACATACGTATCATTAATTTCTGGAATCATTTCCGGGAAGGCAGAGTTCTCAATGCATGAGATTGGAATCGGTTTACCTGAACCACTAAGCGCGCTTTTACCTTTCAGATCAAAGATTTCATGAAATGGTTTAGACACCACAATATCGTTTGGTTTTGCCTCAATATTAGTAAGCGCTAACTTTACATTGTGGTTATTAGTAGACACTGTTGTTTCTTCCTTAGATGTTGAAGTATCTGTTGCTTTTTCTTGTTGCGCCTTTGCTAACTCTGCTTCTTTAGCTCTTTTCAGTTCAGCCTGTTCTTGCATCTTTTTCTGCGCTAAAGGCGACAATAAAGGGCTATCTGGATACTGTTTCTTGTACTCTTCATACGTAGTTTCAGGATGTTTTTCTTTTAAATGCTTAGCAATTACGTGAGTTTTTCCACCACAGATTTCACAGATAATAGGATCGTTAGACATTTATAAGCTCCAAAAACGGATTCGATAATTTATGAAAAAGTATCACTAACTGATATTGAAAGTTTATAAGATTGCATCATAAAAATAAAGTAAGTGCTTACTAATATTTTATAATACCCAAATGATGCAATCTCCACCCAAATTCTAAGCTAACAACATACTGCGTAAACGCGAGATTACAAGGCTAGGTAATTGCTCAACGTCATGAATCACCACATGTTTGTCATAGAATCTACGAACAGAATCATCTTCAATTCCAATACCAATGACGTCTACCTTGCTCTTCTCGATTTTCTTCACCACTTCTTTTAAATGATATTCCAGATCTCGACTGTTACCTCCACCCGCAGGTGAGCCATCAGATATCACCATCATAATTTTACCTGCTTCCTTACGACCCATTAGACGACGTGCAGCAATTTCTACACATTCACCATCAATGTTACTCGCCATTAAACCTGAGTGAGGAAGCCATCCAAATCGACGTTTTGTTTCAGTATTAATGCGCTCGTTGTAGCCTTTAATGACAGGCATATAAAGGTTTTCATAGCGTGAATAACTAACGCCATATTTTTTTTCTGCTTCACGAATTTGCTTTAAACGCTTGTGGTAAGTGGCTGAGTCTGTATGAGTAGTAAAGCAGATCACTTCATGAGGAATCTTGAGACGATCCAGAACGTTTGATAGTGCGTAACTCGCAGCAGCGGCAGTATGGATTTTAGAACCGCACATTGAACCTGACATATCGACGACCAAGCTCACAGCAACGTCTTTGGTTTTTGATTCAACGCGCTTACGAAAAATTCGACAATCACCAGTTGAAGCCAGTCGTGCTAAAGATGAACTGTTTAATTTTCCTTGTTTTAATCCATTTTCCCATACAGATTTACTTCGTGCCTGAATTGCCCGCTCCATATCTTTCTGCATAGGACCAACCATTGAAGCTACCTTGTCTTCAAGACGTTTAAACATCTTGTCATCGTAATGAAGTTTAGGAACTTCAAGCGGTTCAATGACATCACCTTCATTGGTAAATACTGCGTATTTAGATTTTTTAACGTCCGCTGCTGTGCGTTGTGCAATCTTCTTGCTTAGTTGCTCACTGTAGTTGTTTTTGGTGTCTTTTAACGAGTCCAGAATTGCAGCCACAAATTCACTACGAGGAGGGGCACTCTTCTTATCGTCACTTTCTAGTGAATGCTTAACTGCATTAGGCCGTTGTTTAGCTTTTCCACCACTACCGCCTTCGCCTTCTTCATCTTCGCCCTCATCGGCACCAACAGCTCCACCTAGAGAACCACCTTCATCATCATCTTCTTCATTCTCATCTTCGCTATTGCCTACACCAGCGCTTTTACCTGGCGATTTTGGCACTGGTAAGCTGTCGCTATCTTCATCATGCTCGCTGTCAGGGAGTTCTGGCAATTCAGGCTCATCTTTCAGTACCTTATAGATACGCTGAGCCAAATCCATTGTGTCTTTTGTGGACTTTAATTTTTCAATCTCTGGCTTAAAAGGAGTAAGCATGTCCCACACAGGTTTAATATGCTTCATTTTGTCTTTTAAGTAATGTTCAAAGACTTCCTGACCACTTAACGCACGTAACATTGGCAACATTAAATGTTGCGTAATTTCTTCATCAGAAGCTTTTTCCTTTACAAGTTTTTGGTATTTATCGTCAATCAATTCATCAATGAAAAATTGGCTCGCATTTTTCATATTGATATTTGAACCGCGATATTTTTCAGCCATGCAACGTTCTACACGCGCTTCTTCTAACAATGAAGTTAAAGTCTTTACCTCTTCAGATCCTTTTAGCTTGAGAGAAAAATCGGTAAAAAGATACTTCGCTACCTCTTGATCAAGAAAACCTTGAACCGCATCAATCAGCGAATCTGGTGAATTGTCCGGAAGATATGGAAGGTTAATTCGCACAGGTTTGCCTGTCTTTGGATCCTTATGCACACCTGCCTCAATACCTTCTTGCGTTACTGCAATATCAGAGTTAGTCAGTGCTTGGGTAACGACGACAATTGCTTGTCTTAAAATATGTATGCGCTCATTCATTGAAAATTCTCAATCTGAAAAAATCATTATTGGAGGTCTATATACAGACTTGACAGTATATTAATAAGTGCTTACTAATATTAAAAAGCATTATAAAAATATTTATTGAAAAATAAAGAGTGAAATTGGGGAGATTTTGAGTTTTAATAGAGGGTTTATTTTGACCGTGGTCAGCATCAAACCTTGGACACTAACCACAGAGAAGGGTCAAGTGAGGGATTTTTAATTATTTAGGTAGACTCATAAGACTATATAGCTAAGTTTAATAAACAAATTTTCGCCAAGTGCATTGTTAATCACAAGGAAATCACCGCATTCCTCATTTTTTCCTTTAATTACATTAATTTGATTTCCCTCAAAGATCAGTTCAGAACCCTGCTCTGCCAAGAAATCTGCTACGGTTTCAGGTGTAATAACTTCAACACTTTTCGACATTTTTTACTCCTATACTCTAGCTATCATACTTTTTTGACAAATAATTGGCTTGAATGAGGCTTATACTTCCTCTTGGTATCAGTCGATACGTTGTCATTATAGTATGATTGTCTGCATCAGCTAACAAATTGCCTGTACTTAAAATGAGCATCTACTCACCTATAGTCTGACCATTAGTTTAACCCAAAAATAAGAAAATATTAATCAATGCTTACTTACTAAATTTTTCCGTTAATTGTGACCGATGTCATGTTATCCAATCCTATACAAATCTGTACTTTTCTTGAACTTGGGTAAATCAGCACTTACTGATATACTTTACCTAAACCGCAAATATTTTAAGTCTATAATGTTGTATCGAGGATACATTCCGACATTATGACTTTATATCTATTAAGAATATTCTAAGGAAAACGTTACTATGAAATCAGCAGCTACTAACACCAAACGCAAACTAACTGTCGCCCAATATCTCGACGCTCAACTAAATGCATCGGATCTGAATCAGTCGCAATTGGCAGAGATCATGGGTATCAATCAAAACATGGTTAGCTTCATTGTTCGCGGTAAAAGCAAATTACCTCTTGAACGTGTGCGCGCTATGGCCGATGCTTTAAAAATCGATGCTAAAGACCTCTTCATGCGCTGCCTAGAGGAATACATGCCTCATCTGCTTGAAGAAATGGAAGCCATGATGGAGCAACCTCTTATTACTGATGCAGAATCGAATTTAATTAAACAAATTCGCGAAGCAAATGCTGGCCATAATTTTGAGTTTTTCACTAACCCTAGACAGAAAGAAGCTTTTGATGCTTTCCTAGAAACACTTAAAGTCAACTAATCTGTTTTTATTCTTACTGCCCGATCAAGTTCGGGCTTTTTGCTATTCATACCCTTTAAATTACTGTTTTTAAATTTTTCTTTCATAGCTCCTCCTAAACTTGAAAACGTTACAAAATCAAGATTGGTATAGATTACCAATTTAAATCAAACTTTGAAATACCACTCTTAATAGAAAAGTACGTATACGACAGGATATGACGCCCTGCCTTTTTGCACCCCCAAAAAATATAATAAAATGTATCTTTTATTACATTTTTTATTTTTCGACATGTGGTAGACTGTTTTTATATCCTTTCCGTTTTTGGAAAAATGTAATAAAAAATTATTTGGTCGATTTATGGCAAGAACAACAACTGGAAAAGCCCCATATGTGTCAGAAGATGATCTTGAGATTACTTTGGCCACTCAAACGGGCGTAAATGCATTACGGAACAAATGTGTTTTGTATTTCTCACACTTCCTTGGGCTTCGCGCTAAAGAATTATCAATGTTAAAGGTCGGCGATGTTTACGATGTGAAGAAGGGTAAGCTGAAGGATATTATTCGATTGCTCGGTAATATTACTAAAGGCAACCGCTACCGAGAGGTATTCCTAGTCAATCCAATCGCTAGATCACTGGTAGAAGAATACATAACAAAAGAAAGACCAAAGGATCCAGACGCACCTTTATTTTTATCGCAGAAGGGCGGTCCATTCTCACCAAATAGCATGGTGACCATGATTAATAACTGTTATAAGAAGGCTGGCATTCAAGCAACCAGCCATTCCGGTCGACGTTCCTTTGCCACAAGGCTAATAAGAAAGGGCGGTGATATTTATTCAATTCAACAATTGATGGGGCATAGCTCAATCCTGACCACGCAAAAATATTTTGCATCGGATCCGGAATTGCTCCGCCAAGTTGCTGAAAAGTTAAATTAAAATTTCAAAAATCTAGTTTTGTGCAGCAGGCTTTGGATTTCAAAGTCTGCATATAGATAGGTTGCAGTCTCACCATTCTCTAGGTAGTCATCCATTCGCTGCTCAAAATCTTTTTGGTTGTAGAATTTTAATTCATTAATATCAAAGCGGTTTTTATCAAATTCAACGGCAACGGCTTCGTTTTCATTCATGAGCTCCAGAACCTTATTTGCACCTTGAATGCCGCCAAGCATATCAATTTCGCTCTTGGCTAATTTAAATTCCTGATCATCCAACTCATCAGCAATCTTGTTTGCTTCTTCTAAAGTTTTCGCACTCGTAGCATCAAAGAACACAACTTCACCATTTGCATTCTGAATCCAAGTACCTATTTCAAAAGTTCCATCTTCTAATTGTCTGATTTGATTCTGCATTTTAAGCCTATGAATTTATATGTAAGCAATTAGAACTAATAAACATTTTGTTTTGGTTAAATACAATCTGATTTTTAAATTAATAATCTATATAGATTTCTATATAGATTTCTACATATCAATGAATACAAGTTTATACATTGTTATCTAGCGCATTTACTATTACACTACGATTTTCGCCAACGTTTATGTTGAGGATTTAATGAAATTATTGATCGCCAATTCAAAAGGTGGCGTCGGCAAAACAACTACGGCTACCAATTTGGCTGCATGGATTGCCAATAATGAAAAACAAGATGTAGCTCTTGTCGACCTTGACGCCAATAAAAATTCGGTTAAATGGGGGATTTATCGTCAAGCCCAAACTTTCTTAGAAAAGACCGGCTCAATCAAAACTTATCATTTGTTTGGTCAACCAGAAATTGACAAAGTCATTCCAAAAATTGAAAGTGAAACACCTAACGTAATTCTCGATTGCGGTGGTTATGACTCTTCTGGCTTCCGTGAAGCGCTGCTTTGTTCCGATGCCATTCTTATTCCAACTCGCCCTAACCAAGCTGACGTAGAATCAACTGGGGAAATTTTGGAATTAATTGAAGAAGCAAATAATATCCGTGTAAATGAAAGGGACCTCGATCCACTTCATGTCTACATCTATATCACTCAAGTCCCGACAAATGCACGTATCACAGCTTTAGACGATGCGCGTAATGCGTTTAAAGAAGTTGAAGATTTTGCAAAAGTTCTCGATTCCGTAAATTACGACCGTATTGCATATTCAAGAGCTTATGGCATGGGTCTGGGTGTTATTGAGTTAAATATTGGTGCCTCTAAGGCAGCAGAAGAAGTAAATGCATTGGCTGAGGAGTTGTTCAAATGAGTGGACGTGGTGGATTATCATTAGGCAAAGCTGCAAAAGTACAAGCTGAAAATTCAAATGCATCCGATTTTACAAAGAGTGCTCCAGTACAAACTGCCACAGCAACGCCAGAAGCTAATGAAAAACCTGTAGACTTTGATAAGCTTGATGAACTATCAGGATTAAGCAAACCTAAAGAGAAAAAGGACCGTGAAGCGCCTTGGCGTCAGGGCATTAATATTGCTCCTGAAGACTTGAAATTAATTCAACGTCCTTTTAACAACAATATTAGCCAAGAAATGTACCTTCGTTTGAACTGGCTTAAATCTATCAGCTCCATTGGCATGGGTTCTAACAAGACCACTTTTACAACCATGCTCAATGAAGCTTTAGAAGAATATACGGCTCGTCGAATCAAAAAACTCGGCGACAATTACGACGTCTGACCAAGAAATTCAAACCATTCGTCATAAATAATATTCTCGTATTTTAGGGCAAGCAGTTTGAAGTCAAAACCAAAGGCTTCAAACACAGCTTGCTCTAAATTTTTGAGCTTTTCATGCTCCTTTTCCTCATTTGATTCCCAAAATAAATAGTTTGTTTTGATACTCACAGGGCAATTTTTAATAATTTCTCTCGCTAGTTTTGAGTTTCTAGCTGCCACATTGGCTTGTCTAACTTCCAAGTTTGTCACTTCATCAAGGCTTAATCCTGATTCTAATGAGAACAACACAGCCTTTCTTTCAACTTCCTTCAGCTTCAATAAACCAGCAATTAGGTTGCTCACCGTAATGGAATGATCTTTTTTTAATTTAAATCGAGCAATTTTTACCGAGTTGATTTGGCGGTTATAAATAGCGTCGTTGATCTGACTAACCGCGTATTCAATTTCCTTATCAATTTGACTTTCTTCATTTTTAAACTTGAATTTAGCAATTACGGCGTTTAATTGATAATTTGTAATTCTTTCAATGTGAGTGGTCCATAATTTCGTAGTTGCCAAATCGCTATTTTTAAGTGCAGGCAAAACACCAGGAACAGATTTTAGTAGCATAAAAAAACTCCGAAATTATTGAAATTATCGGAGCATTCTATTTTAGGAAATTTTAATTGTTCATCAAAATTCTTAGGCTATTTTATCTAAATGTCCTGCACGGCGCACATGATCTAAAATCGGCTCTAAGGCATCTTCAATCGTTTCATCATTCTGAATCAACATATCGTACTGGTTGATTTCGTTTATCCAATGAGATTCGACCTGAATCATGACTTCTAAACGTTCCGCAAGTTTCTGATCTGCTCGAACAATTAAACGTTGTAGACGGCTTTTAATATCAGCGTCGACAAAAACCCCAAGATATTTAATTTCATTTGCTTTCAGATAACGCTTAATCTTCTTATATCCATTTGGGTCGACAATAATTATGGCATTTCGATCGTCTGGCAAGGTTTTGAAATTATCAATCGTTACGCCATATTCATAATTACCATGTTTATTTGTCTCAAGGAACTGATCAGCCTTTTTTAGTGCATCAAACTCTGTTTGAGTAATAAAGTGGTAGTGCAAACCATCAACCTCACCTTCCCGTTTCGGCCGTGATGTTGTGGTAACAATACGATTAAACCCATATTTCTCGGTCAGCGCGTCAGCAATGGTTGTTTTGCCGCTGCACGTTGTTCCAGATAACAATACAAACATCGTCATACCTCATAAGAAGAGGCGGTAGAACCGCCCCAATTAATCCCGATCAATACACTTCCAACCTTGAAAGCTGCCACTTGAGTAAGGGACGCAATCGGTGAATTCGTAATAATCGTATTGAAAGCCAATCTTTCTTGGATTCTTCTGTCTAGGTGAAGAAACGGCCACTGGCTTCGCAGGCGTTGTCACAGGCTTCACAGAGCGAATCGTACTTGGTTTTGTCACAGTGCGAACTGGATTCGCACGAAAACTCGTTGTAGTCGATGCGCGTGTGGTAGAGCCGCTGTATGAGCGCGAAAAAGAGGTCGAAGGACGCGCAGTGGATACAGATGCTCTTGCTGCAACGGCTGCATTGGCTTTAGCCCCACCAATGCAAAAATACCCGATAACTGTAAGAATAATGGCAAAACCAATAGTTGCGATAATTTCCCATTGTTCAGTAGAAGGACGTAAGGCTTTTTGACGATGTAGTTTTTTAGCTTTTGATAACATCAATATATACTCCATATTTATGCTGTCGCTGTATTGTCAATCACCACCGCTTCACATTCTGCCAGCTTCTTGGCAGCTTCGATAGCGTTTTTGAATTGCTCTTCAATACGTTTTAAATCATCAGCTTCCGTTTTATCGATTCGATAGCAGTCCTCAACCATACGTGGCAAATACAACGAGTAATTCTGGTTACTGTTGGATGGGCGCATAATGGCATTTGAACGCACAGTGATAATTCGACCAATCCAGTCACTAGGGTTTGCATCCACCTCGTCGCGCATTTTTTCGTTCTTAATGGCGACATCCACAATGACTTGACCACATGCAGATTTACAATGCAAAGCTCCAGCTCGCCCTTGGTTCTTTGAACCCACCTTACCCGGATTAATGCTCACGACCTCCAGTTCACAATCCGCATCAAGTTTTAATTTAACTTGGTGTTTACTTGTACCGTCTCTCCAGTGACCTTCTGGATGCTTGATTACCAGCCCCTCTTTGCCCTGCATAAGTACATTAAAGAAGTGATCGTAAGTCTCGCTCAATGAGTGGACAACATGCGTATCAATCAGCCGCACATACTTAGGTTTAAACTTGGCCAGCATCGATTTAATCAGTGCAATACGTCTTTTATATGCTGCTTCAAATTTTCCCTTTGACTTAACAGAGCTAAGAGGAATGAAGTCCCAAATCATATAGATCGGTTTTTCATTTTCAGCAAATGAGCCACCCTTTGTGACCGAATTCAAGATGCCATTTCCTACCTTGCGCGGCAGAACTACACCATCACGCTCGACAAGTAGTTCGCCATGATATTGGACATCTTTGATCAGCATATTCATTTCCGCAGTAAGGTCGGAAAAATGCTCCATAGGTAACGGCGTGCCCTGGCGTGAGGACAAGAAGAACTTCTCTTCTAAATTGGTCCCGTTGGCAAACATGCCATCAGCTTTTTCTTGCAAATAAATGCCATCTTTCCACGGCCATGCCTTCAGCTTTACTTCACTAGGCAATGAACAGCGTTGGTATGGAAATACAGGAATCAAATCAGGCACGACTTTGTTGATCGTTGCATCACTAAAACCTGCACGTAAATCTTTTCTTAAAATTCGAATTAAAAGCTCGCCTGACTTCTCTGATAATTGAGCCAGTTGGCTACGCAGCGCTTCACGCGCTGCATTGCCTGTTAGTTCACGGTTATTAAGCTTGGATAGGAACTCAAGGGTATCAACCTCATCAAACATTAACTCCCCTGTTCCTGCATCTTCTGCTTTTGGCAAAATTCCAAAGACAATAAACGGGTCATATGCCAAACGCAGAACTTCTCTGAACAACCCCTTTTCTGCTTCAAAATCCATGAGTAAAGCTAGTTTTTCATTTTTTGAGCTTTCAGATGCAATTTGGTTTAAAGCCTCTAGTAACTGATCGCTATTCATTGCTACACCTTATTACTGCTTTGCAAATGAAGGAATAAATGAATCTTTAAATGGCGAATCGCCTTCTTTTGATTTCAGCATTTCGCTTTTAGCATTTCTAATTGTGTCTTTAACTTGGTTTTGATAAGCCTTAAATACTTCTTCGCCGAAATGTTCTCTTGCACCTTGTAAAAAGATTGTTAGCCAACTATCAGTAAAGTCACGAAGCATGTGACCTAGTTCAAGCAAATATTCATCTTCTGATTTATGAGCCACTAATTGTGCAAATTCCTGAATTGACTCAGTGCCGGAATTCACAACTAATGCTGCTTGAACATGCGCTACTACGCCGATAATGGCTCTCATGTAAATTTCTAGGTGATGTGGACCTTGAACGTGAGCTTTTACAAACTCTTCGGTTAAATCCTGAATCTTGCGCATGTGATCAGGAAGTAAGGTCATGAAGCGCAATTCCTCAGCATCTACATTTGAGTCTTTTAATGCCTTGATTAAAGTCTCTAATAAATCTTCTGCGTTGCTCATAATTTTTCCTGTGTGTTTGCTTTGAAACGGTTAGCAATTTCTAAAAGCGATAATCCGCTCTCGATACTTGGTACAGTTAAGCTCTCACTCTCATTATATAAGTTAGCGCTTACTTTATTTTCTTGTTGCGATTCTACATGAACATCTTTGGTATTCAAACTATTTTTCTTTAGTTTAGTATTGATTGCATCACTTAATGAATAATTACCCTTTGAATTAACTGGAATTTCTTTTTCTGGTTTTTCACCATTAATATTAGTAAGTTCTAACTTATAATAAAATTTAGAAGAAATAGAAATTCCTTGTTTAGCCAGCCGCTTCCCAACTTGTTTTCGCATTTCTGAACGATCAATGTAATAGAGAGCCTTACCTGCCTCAATTTCACGTTCACGCATTTCGGCAGCTTCACAGTGATGTCTATGGATAGCGACTACACAAACTGCATCCACCTCGCGTTCATTTCCCTCCTGAACATTATGGATGCGCTTTAGGCATGCGGCATAATTAGGACGGTTGCCAGTATGAGGGCAAAAATCGCAGTAATAGGCATTTGTTCCGCTTCTGGATAATTCCAAATCGAGTTCAGGAAGAGTTTTAGTTACCATGATCCTTGTACTCCTTTATAGGCAGCATACTCATCTGTATCAAGAATTAATTCGCTCAGTTCGCTTCTGATAGGTCCAAAATAATTTTGAAAAATTGACTTGATCTCAGCTTCTCGCCCTTTGTCAAAAATATTGGATGCTTCGCGACCGAAAATTGATTGAGCATATTCAATTGGATTAATCGAATCCGAATTGGTAGACAATTCATCAACTAGATTACGTACAGCAGCCTTACTTAAATTCTTTACCTTTTCTGCTACTGTTGAGTAAGAAAGTCCTTCGTATTTTTCAAGAATTTCGACCGTTCGGTGATAACCGCCCTTGTTATCATGGTAATCAACAGCCTTGATCGCCAAGCCTAATACTTCATCTTGAGTATGCTTGTGGACAGCAAAATATTCTGTCAGCTCCAAAACCTTTTCATTCGTTGTGGTTTTTGTCACCATAAACCGACAATGTGGAACCCCAATAATTACTCTGTTCATTACCATGACCCCAAAACTTCACCATAAAATTCTTGTCGTTGTGCCATGAGCTGAGCTGCCTTACGCTCTTCCTCTTCTTGTTTTCGTTGCCGTTCTTCCTCTGATTCATAGCTGAATGTAAATTTGTACATTTCATCAACTGGAATCCCGAACGTTTGGGACAAGGTTTCTAAATATTGTTCAAAACCCTTTTCGGTAATCGCTGATGCGAAAGGCGCTCTAATGGCATTAATCGGAGAGTCGAGAGTCAAGTAAGTAATAAAATCATGGAAATTATCAAATTCGTGCAGGATTTCGTTTTCACGTAAATCGCTATATTCACCTGCTTTACCTTTCGCTTTTAGTGTTTTATTAAATTCGGTATCAAGAGTTGCACCATTACCTTCTTGATGGTGTTTGACTTGAGCGGTTTGATTTACCGCTGAGCCATAAATTTTGAATAATTGCGTGTTGCGTTTAGCTCCGTCCTGTACAGATAACAAGAACATCGAATAATATTTTGTCCCACTCGTATGCAATGAGTAGGCACTTCTGACCACAATTTTTAAACTCATAGTAAAAGCACCTTGAAAACTTCAACAATATTTTAAAAACAATGATTTGGAATCAAATACGATTCAGACTTTACCCATATACTTAATGCGTAAACTTACTGCGCTAATTGGCGTAATTGGTATCGCTTTTCGATACGCTGTGCGAACGATTTCAGGGTCGACTTCATTGGGGTCACATCCAGCAGGCAACGTGGCCAACCTTGCCTTTATGCCAAAGCTATTTATCTTTAAACATGCATCGATCGCAGACAGAATTGCGGCAGGCTCTCCATCCCACATAATCGTCACGCACTCTAATCCCTCATCTTTAAGCTTTAGTAGTTCAGCCATTTGAGATTCATCACCACCTACCGAAAGATGCTTACCAAATGACGCGACAACTCCAACATTGCAAAGGAACTCGTCTTCCTTGAAGGCTTGATATATCGCCATAGCGTCAAAAGCACCCTCTCCCATGACGATTTCAACGTAACCTAGGGCATTATGGCCGTTATATAGGTAAGTGCCCGTAGACGCGAAACCAGGAGGAAATAGATACTTCTTTTCAGCCTTTCCTGTAATGTCTCGACCCTGAAAAGACACAAGCTTGCCTTCAAGGTCCCTGACAGGAATGATGATTCTCATGCTGTAGTTTTGGTATTGCTTTTCACCCGTTGGGCCTATGTATGCAAACCAACCCTTTTGACAGAATTTCAGTCCAAATTCACGACACGTATCGAGCGTTATATTTCGCTCTTTAAGGTACTTTAGGTTCTGACCCATGATCGGCAAGTCATAGGCTTTTGGAAGCTTTAGATCGCCAATTTTGGTTTGTGTGGGTTCACTTTTGCGCTTTGGCTGCCAGCCCTGCTCCTGAGCAATTGCTTTAACATGCTCGACTATCTCTTTATTGCTTAGGCTATTACCGCCTATGCCAGCCTTAATAAACTTCCATTTCGAGAATTTGGTTTCGCAATCACCATGAAAGCAGTTTCCCAAACCCGTATCCTGATTCAGATAGACTTTCCAACTTGAGTTACCACATACCGGACATTCCTTAACATTCAACTGGATTCCGTTTTTTCCGCGAGTTACTTTGTATTCAAACCCTTCGCGGTTAAGCCAATACTCCATATCAATGCGGTCTAATATCTCCGCTAAACTTTCTTGATCTCTCATATTGCAAAATCGCATTAGATAAAATTAGCGCTTATTTATACTAGCACAAAGTTATAAATAAGCGCTTACTACAATAATGGGTTAAATTTATTCGACGCTAATCACTCCTTCCAAGAACCTCATCATGGACACATTCTGCTTAATCACCACAGTAACCCCCATCTCTTGGTTTCGAGAAGCTGCAAAGTACAATCGAGCCTGACCTTTCGCTCTCTCTTCCTCTGTAATGTTGATGGAGATTGCAACGTCAGCGGTCCTGATTTTGTTAAAGTCCTCAGCTACGTGCTCTGCCTTGGCTACCGTTGACTTAAAGCCCTCACGGTTGGTCTGAGTAGCTGTCAGTAACGCCACGTTCTCTTCAAAAGCAATCGCGCGTAAATCAACATAGATAGCTCTTGAGTTCTCTTTTGGGTCATTTGTACGAATATCTGGACGCATCAAATCTGCATAGTCCACAATGATCATATCAAACTTGATTGGCGGTCTTATCGTTCCATCAGGGTTCCGCCCAGGATTCTTATACCTATCAATTAATGCTCTTAGCTGTGAAGGAGAAAATGTACCGGAACCAAATTCATGAATAATAAATTTGCCCGCCGTCTTGGCTACCGTCTCGACCGCAGTTGCAACACTTGCAGCCTTCGACGCCAATTCTTTCATGATCACTTTTGAAATAGAGGCATCTAAACGGTCTGCAATAATGTCTTTACCAACTTCTAGCGTTACATATAGAACGTTGTATTTAGCAAAGCTTGCGATACGGCCAAAGTGAATAAGCGCTTGCGTCTTACCTGCTTTTGCACCGCCCATTAATAGAGACAGCTCCTTGCGTCCCCAACCTCTGTGATACAGCAGATCATCAAGTTCTTTACAGCCAGTAGTAATGCCTGTCGGAGGTACTTTGCCTGTCAGCTTCTCGATACGTGCCAGCTTACGATTCAACGCCTGAGCGAAGAAGTCATAACCAACACCCTCTTCATTCAATCCGACCGCAATAGCTTCCTTGATACGCGCTTCAATCTTGGCGTAATTCCCCGCCTCAAGATCAGGAACAGAATTAACAATCGCATTGGATACCGCCTGTTTTCGCGCGAACTCAACAACCTTTTCTTCAACGAAAGCCTTGTCAGTGACATAGATGCCAATTAATTTCTTTCTAGCTTCCACAATTGCCGCTAAGGTTTCTCGCTTATAAACTTTAGAAGCAGCTTTATCCTTGATAATTTGGACAACAGAAGCAGGATCAGGAGAACATCCATATTTATTGAAGTGTTGGAGCGCAATATCGACCAGACATGCTTCACCCTGATTTTCGAAAAATTCTGGCTTCAGAATATGGGCGGCTCTTCTAAGAAACTCATCATCACGTAAAGTTAAAGCCGCAATTTTTGATTGAAACTCATCGTCGTAATCAAACTTTTCTTCGGTGAAGCCTTCGAGTTCTTTATCAACGACCTCTTCTTCATGAATTTCGGCCACAGCAGTAGACATATAAGATAATCCTTATAGAAATTAGATGGCTTACGTTTAAGATTTAGATTTCGACTTTCTCTCTAGCTCATCAACTAGGTCTTCAATCCCCTTAGTTGGTGAGAACTCGGAAATTTGGTGTTTGAAAAGAACACGCGCACGATAACGACCGTTTTTATCACCATTCAAATAACAACGAAGCGAGATCGTTTCTGCATCCGCAGCACGGATGTATCCACGTACAACTTCGCCGTCTGTTTTAATGACTACAATTTCCTGTTCTTGCTCTTGCAGCTTACGAACAAACTTCATGTAGCCCATTTCTTCAATTTCGCATTCGTTCGCTGGCAGCCTACGCCCATACGTTTTACGCGGCTGAAATTGAAGTTTTTGCTTTTCTTCCGTATTTAAGTAAATAGACTCCTTTGAAATTGGAGCGCTATTGCCGAACTTGTTTTGTATCGCAAGTTCTTTCTGCCATTCGCTCATTAAAACCTCGAAACATTAGTAATTACTATAAAAACGATATTATCAAATTATAGTAAGCGCTTATTAATATTTTAAGAGAAAAAAGCATTAAACACTGGATTTAATAGCTTGGTTGATGATTGAAATGTCAAAAGACTCTAAAGCTTTTTCAATGCGAAGCGCATCATAGCGATAAATGCATGTCCCTAATGCGTAATGCTGCACTTGACGCATCCGCACCTGCTTAACAATAAAATCTTCATAATCAACTTGCATTGGACTGTTATGAAAAAGTGTAGCGGTAAAATATGGACTTTTAGCGATCTGGAGCGAAGCTTCACAATAAGACTCCCACTCATGGAAGACTTCAATTAACAGTTCTTCTTTTTTTAGTTGAGCAGGTCTAGGTGGCAAAGGTCTACCATTCGCAATCACCTTAAAGCATTTATCAAATGCGGTTTTTAAATAGAAGTCATAACGCATTCCCAAAGCATCAACTGCCTGTCTGAGTCGCCAAAATGACAAGGCCTCACGACTGAGTAAGAAATCTCGCTCCTTAATGGGTTTAACGAATTCGGCCGCCTTATGATCAATAGCTTTTCTATAAAAGTTCTGATATTCATTTTTGAAAAGCCGAAAGAAGTAATAAGTGGCTTGCATGGGATGCATCAGCCTATAGTCAAACCACTTGGTTGTCATTAACTGCGTTTCTAGCTTCCGCTCTTTCTTAGGAATGTACTGAATGGTGAGAATTTCGTAATGTTCTAAATCAAGGTCATTGCCATAAAAGTGACCCGCCCAATCTAAATACTTGGGTATTTGTTTTTCAACTTGGGACATCCGATCGTTTCCGAATAATTAATATAAAAACTTAAATATTATAGAAAGTATTATTTAATTATTCGTTAGCACTTCAAAAACCCAAGTTTTCGGAAAAGACCCAAGTGCCGGAATGTTTAAGCCGGTCTTTTAGAGTTATAAAGTTCAATTAATGCGTGTTGTAGAGTTACGCCTTTAATCTGGGCATATTCGCGGACGTATTCCTTGGTTACGCCTTCATCCAGCTTTAATAGTGCCTCATACAGTCGTTTTATGCCATTTAATTCAAATTCATCCTTTTCTTCTACTGGCTTTTCAATAGCAGACTTATAAACGCCAGATTCAACGATAAATTCTTTTAATGGGTTCTCTTTGTTAAGGTCCTCTTCGCTGAGATCACTACCCAAAAACTCTTGGGTCGATACTTTTGGAAGTCTAATGTTTTCTAAAGGAGCGCCTGTCTTTTTAGCTGAATCGGAAGAAGGCTTGCTGTCATGGATTTCTTTCGCTTCGCCTTCAATGAAGTTATCGGTTTTTAAACTTACTTCAAAATAAATGCCCGTGATATTACGTCCTGTCTTGATTTTCTTTTCAGTAATAAACAGGTCAGTAAAACTATTAATCTGATCAATTGCCGGCTTCAATACACGTTTATTGAAGTTGGTCATATCCGTACTTTCGGGATTTTTCTTGTCTCTATACTCATGAGGAAGAAGGCCCATCTTGGCACGGAAGTCCTCAAAGTCATAAACAGGAGTTTTTCGTATATCCGAATTTTTCCAACTAGCGACCAACTCATACAGACGGATGCCATATTTACTGGTCACATCGCGTAAATTGTCGATGGCATATTTGGTAAAGGTTCCTTCTAGCTTGGTTACTAGAGGAATCACATCAGGAGCTAGGGTGATCGTTAATAATGCATCATCCTTAACGTATGAAACTCGTGATACCCAGCGTGACCGAACCACCTCAATCTTGCCATTTCGCATTGTGGTGTAAGAAAAACGTCTTTCAAATAAGGTATCTTCGGCTTCCTTCAGTGTTTTATATGCCGCGCTCACTGTTGTATTAAATTTTTGGGCATATAAGGAAGCAGGAATCTCGATAATCGTTTCGGCAGTCAGATCTGCATTCTTATTTCTGGAAACTAAAATGGCGAGTAGAATTATTCTTTGCTCAGCAGTGTCCAAAGCGTAGCTTGCATTAATCAATGCATTCGCTTTATAAACATCTGAATTCCTAATAAGTTCTGCCATATATTCCGTTTCAGAAAGGTTTTATTGGTTTTCGTAAAAGGTACATGATTAGATAATGTTTGTAAATCTAGTTAATCAGTCAGAATTGAGCGGATTTATATTTAAGGATTTTGACCAAAACATGACAATGTAATGACATTACCGGAGTTTTTGTACCGTTATAGGCATTCCTTCGGAATTTTTGTACCGTTATCGCCTGTTTTGAACGGAAAAAATGTACCGTTATCACTCCCCTATCGGAGTTTTTGTACCGTTATGATGATTTTGGCTATTAGTTTAGCGGAGAAAATGTACCTTTATAGGGGTGTAAACGGAGAAAATGTACCGAAATCCTTTTATGTATTCTTTAAGTTAATGGAAAAATGGCTTTAAAAGGTACTTATTCGGAGTTTTTGTACCTTTATAGGACTTCTAACGGAGAAAATGTACCGTTAAAGGCGATTTAACGGAGTTTTTGTACCTTTTAAACTATTGAAAATACAAGACAGAATTTTTGTACCGTTAAAAAGGAATATTTGTACCGTAATTAAAACTTTTTGTACCGTTAAAACGGAGTATTTGTACCGCTCAAACGGAGTTTTTGTACCTTAATAGGCTTTGAAAGTATTTGATAGCAATCGTTTCAGAGCTTCTAAAAGAAAAAAAGAAAAGATTTTAAATTCAAATAGGTTTTAAGTTATCCACAACGGAATTTTTGTACCGTTATTATTAGAACTCTTGTAATTCAAAGCATAGAGCGTTTTTGAAAAAAAAGAGTTCACAGGAAGAAGTAAAATTGGGTTTAGTTTTAAATTCAAATTAAGATTTGTTTTGAAGATAAGAGTACATAAGGATAATGCATGTTGTTAAAAACATTATTCCCCCTACCAGATGCCAAAGAAATGAAATCATTGTTCTATCGGCTCATCATAGGTGCACACTGTAAACAGACAGTGACATGGATATTGTTTTGAATTGTTGAAGCTGTACATCCTGAAAACAGGATGCACAGCATTAATGTACCGAAATGCTTCATGATAAGAATAATTTCTTTTCAGCAGCACGGCGGTTAACTAATCCATTAATACGTTTGCCATTGTCAAAAATCCAACGATCAAACTGATTTGCAGCAGCAATATAGTTTCCTTGGTTAAGGACAGCCAACATTGTACTTTTGACAAATGCAGTTTCACCTACGTTGTAAACAAACGAAGCAAGCGCATCAAATTGATTTTGAGTTACCTTGACCTTCACATACTTATCAAGACAAGCATCAACCCACTTACAATCGTTTTTAAGCCATTCTTCTGCTTGAACACGAGTACAAGTATCACCCATTTTTACAGGTTGGCCGTTTGGATATTTGATTGTGCCGAAGCCAATAGTCGGGACGCTACCAGTATCCAGATACGCCTTATCACGAAAACCTTCAAAACCTCGAATAAGCTCATATCCGTTTTCTGAAATATCCCATTGTCCAGTAACACTGGTTTCAAGTTTATAACCGATGAGTTTGGCGAAAGTTTCTAATCCCGCCTTCTCGATAATCTCGTCACCAGCAGTTACTTGTTCCTGAGTTAATCTGCCTCCTGACATCGCCCGAAGCCAAGAATAAGTTTGCGCAATCTGGGCCATTTGCACTGATGCAAGTGCGGATACCATGCTACTCATTAATCTTTAAACTCCTTCAGGTCGTTTTTAATATCAGTTGCAACTTCGAAAATGTCGGAATCCTCCTTCTTTTCGATATAGTTGAAAATCCAACGGACAATAGCCCACCCCGGCAAGCCACATGTGAAGAAGAAACCGCCAAGAGCGATCATTCCCCATACGTCTGTTGCCCAAGCGTGAAGGTTAAATTTGATGATGATGAAAGAGCCGCCAGCCAAGCTTGAAATTACTGTGGTAATCAAGCCAACTCCCCACTCTCTCGGAGATCTCGGCATCCGCATCATGAGCACTACAGCCGCAACTGCCATCACACAGATTGCGACTACGATAGTCATGCCAAATGCCTTCCAAGCAGCGAATCCACCGATAGTAGTTGATACTGGTTCGGTCATGATTTTCTCGCCTTAGATTAGTTGAGAAAATATAACATTTTTACTATATTTTATAAATAAGCACTTACTAATAATTTATGGGTGTGTAAAAATTATCGTTGTTCAATTTTTAGGATGTTTACTATGGCATTAAAGCAGATCACGAAAGATGAAGCTAACCTTTTGAACGTTCTTTTAGGGCAAGTCAACTTGCTCGAAGGTCAAAATGGAAAGCCGGTTGAAAACTTGACCTTGATTTACGATCGGAAGACTCTTCAATGTGTCTTGTGCAGCTTTTAGAGCTTGCTGACTTTCCGCTGAACGCTTAGCGCTTTCTGCCACTTCGTTTGCGCGGTCAATGAAGCGTTTGTCTAGCATGGTGGTCAAACCGTCTACGGTTTTATTTGACCAACCCATGCCTGATGCCCAGCGTGTAAAACCTGTGCGCTCAATCTTGTTTTGTTCATTAGGGTCAACAACTTTACCTTCGCTGTTGATCATCTGACCTTTCTGGTTGTAGGTCCAACGCTTGGTCCCTTCACCAAAGAAGCGGGCAAAGTTATCTTCCCGCATCATGTAATCAAGAATTTGACCGCGTAAAGATGAGAAGAATTTAACCGGATCTTCACCCATAGACTTCAAGTCTTTGAAGCCCGCGTTCTTCATCATCTTGGTAAATTCTTTGATATTTTTGGCGTTTTCCCTGAACGCCTTTTCAGCATCCCCGTCTTTGAACTCGTTGAGGATGTCGGCACCCATAAGATCGGTTACAGCGCGGTTGGTAATTGTCTTACCTGAACCGTATAGCCCCATCATTTTGAGCATGGTACCTACTGTTGCGATACCACCGCCACCACCATTACCACCACCTGCGGTCTTGAACTGCTCACCAAGCGCTGCGATTTTTAACCAGCCATCTGCTGAGACGTCAGCTCTCATACCTCCCATGTTACGGGCAATGGTTTCAACGTCGGCAATTTTGATTTTGCCGTTTGAGACATTGGAGATTTTTAATAGTGTCTCGAATGACTTGTTAATTTCATCGACATTGTTCATTACTTGACGGGCTTCGGCGAATCCGTACAAGTTTTTTACAAGATCACTGTTTGAGCCTGTTTCGTTACCAGTGGCTCGCAAGATGTGAGCTACACGGGTGGCGGTTGCTAAAGTGGCATCAATAGTTTTTTCATGGTTGCCGCCCATTGCTGCCATCGCATCAAGACGAGCATCAATAGCTTCCGCATTGGTGAGATATTTTTCAGTCTTGGTTAAGTCTCTGGATTTTTGCAGGAATCGTGCTTGCTCTTCTTTTGGCAGGTTCCACATAGCCAGACGGAATTTAGATTGCTCTAATTCCATATTTTTGTGTACAGCTCCGCCTAGACCTTGATTGATCTTGATACTTGCGTACATTGCGGCAAGGTCTTTGGCAACAGACATTTGCTCACGATGCAAAAGCTCTTGAGCCTTACGCTCTTCATTAAGCTGCTGCATTCTGACCCGATGTGCGTCACGTTCTGCCTGTTCAGCGGCACGTTGAGCAGCTTGATCTCGGTTGTTAAGCGTTCTTGTCCACCAGCCTGTATAGTCCAGCTCCAACTTGCGACGGGCATCCGCAGTTCTTGTCTGAGCTTGACGTTCTTCATCGATGTTTCGAATTAAGGGGCGCTGTTTCAGGCGTGCATCGGCTTCTCGGCGTTCCCGTTTGTCGAGTTCGCGATTAAACCAGTTTGAATATTCCTGTTCTAATTGACGGCGTTTTTCGATGCGTTTGCGCTCAGCCTCTTCCTCTCTGCGTTCGCGGTTATAAAGCGCTTCTCTCCACCAAGCTTCTGTTCTCTTTTCAAGCTCTTGGCGTTTACGTGCAGTATCTAGGCTCTTTTGTTCCTGACGGGATTTGGCTTGTTCTACCGATTGCTGGTTTTTAAGCGCGCGGGTGCGTTCGATCTGCTGATTGAGCAGGTTTACACCTTTTTGCAGCTCGCCATTTTGATATTCAATATCACGAATGACAGATTTAATTTGCTCCTTAACAAGCTTCGCTGCATCTGCTTCTTTGCGCCACAATTCAATATTTGCGCGCATTTCCACTGCTTTTTCAGAAGTGGAATTCTTGTTCTTGCCGAAGAATGTGCCGTTATAAAGTTTTTGCTGTACCGCTAAATTAACTTCCGCACGTTTCTGTATCTGTGCCGCCTTATAAGCCATTTCACGGCGTTCAGCGAGCAGCTTCTCATTATTCTTAATTTCAGCCTGTAAAGCTTTAGCATTATTTGCAAGTGTTCGTTTAGATTGCTTCTCTAATTCATCGCCAGTTGCTTTAGCGTGCGCCTCAAGAATCTGCTGACCCTTTGAAACTTTATCCAAAAGAGGGTTTAAATTTTTGAGCTTTTTCTCATAGGCTTGTGTGAACTCAGCCAGAGTCTCTATGCTTTTCGCTGACTTGGCTGCGGTCTTGGCAGTTTTTGAAGTGGATTTTTCCACTCCATCCAATGAACGTGAAAGTGAGTCAGTATTTTTCTGAACCCCACTTAACATTTTCAAGGAAGCTGCCAGATTGTCATCGAGTGTTTTGAATGAGGAAGAGAGCTGGCGAATATCACCGCCCAAACCACTAAGAATCTTCTCCAAGCATTCGACAGAAGCGTTGGTTTTGCCTAGATTGCTGTCTAGCTTATCTAGTCGATCTGATGCCTTTTGAATAGCTTGGTCAAACTGATTAATATCAAGCTTGAGCGTATTATTAATTTCGCCAGCCATAATTACTGCCTCGGTGCGCTAAGTCTTCGCAGCATTTCAAGACCGTCTCTGTCCAATTTGGCTTCTAATGGATTTGATTTAACTTTTACGACATCTCCCCGTTCCGCGAGTAATTGATCGGTAACGTCTTTGGTTAAGGTGGATTTACTGTTACCGCTCATGAATGCTGCCGCACCAAACGTGGCTGCTGTAGAAACGTTTAGATGACGTAAGTCATTTCTGGCCTGAATGCGTTGAATGTTTTTGCTAAGAAGCCAGAAAATGCGTATTGGTAGTTTCAATACGCATTCATAGCTCAATGAATAGAAGTGCATAATTTGGCAAAAGATAAAGCCAAAATCGATTGCCAATACTTCTACTTTCCCTGTGGGTCTTCCTGAGTCTCTTCAGATGAGACTTCCTCTACCCCTTCTACATCGTTGCCTTTTGCAAAATCAGCAATGGCTTGAATCTGACTTACGTCGAGTTTGTTGATTTCTTCTTCTGTCATGGTCGGAATAGCCAAGCCGACTACTTTCTTTGTTAAGCGAACTTCATCTGCCAATGTGAATTCGCCCTTTTCTGCGCGTTCCACAATTGCTTTGGACTCGTCGACGATTTGAAGAAATTGCTCCACATTTAATGTGCGGATTTCGTGATTTTTTCCATTTACGACGACAACACGTTTTTCTACAGATTTAACTAATGGATCTAGGTTGAGTAATTTCATAAGCGAACTTCCTGAAAAATCTTATAAAGCAGCCTCACGAGTATGAGGCTGCATTAATATATTAGTAAGTGCTTACTAATATATTGTGAGAAAATTAAGCTTTAGCTGCTGGTGGGGTTACTGTACCGACCTGATAAAGCACTTCATCATTACCTTCAATGACTGGATAGCCCTTGAAGTTACAGTTGAAGATTCGTTCTTCATCAAGCTTGTAAGCAAATGTCATGGCACCCGGAGTTGCTGCTTTAGGAACACGTACAGCATCGTTGTAGTTCAACGCGCCATTTACGCCTTTTGGAACCAAGATCAGTTCATCTGCAAAGTCAAGCAAGTTCACGCCAACGCCAGTGGGTACAATCGCTTTTGAAGTTCCGGCTGTTGAATCAGTTACCAGCTTTGCGCCCGGCATAGTGGCAACAAGGTTATCTAACGTGGTTTCAGCCAAAGGAACGGCTACGGTAATGGTACGACCCATTACATATTCGGAAATTGGGGTATTACCGTATTGGTCCACTTGAACTTCGTGGGTTTCAGTTTCCACTGTCACTTCAACACCACCTTTGGTGAAGCCAAGATCAACACCGCCAAAGAAGACTTTACATACACCAAGCTTAACGTTTGAGGTATCGTTGTTAGCCATACATTACTCCAATACTATTAATAAGCGCTTACTAATAATTGCATTACCAAGAATACCATAATGTTTGGAATTTAAACACTTTCACTAGAACAAAGTTTTAATAAACTCGTCCGCTCTGTGCTGCAAAAGTTTGGTAATTTGCACTTCGTATTTGACTCTGGCCCGTTCCATGAATCGACCGCCCGCAACTTCACCAAGTTGTGCACTATTCATCACGGAATATTCGGAAGGCTGGAACTCTCCTCCAGTACGCCCGACGCTCATGTGCTCGTGTACAAAGAAGAAATACTTTGCAACCGTTGCTCCGCGACTCGGCTGATTCAAATTAACGTAAACAGTATGCTGACCCAAGCCTCCCTTAAAGAACTGCCCTAGCTTGTTACGTTCATAACCGACCCGACGGTACTTGATCGATTCGCGTAATCCACCATATTCAATGGGTGCCATAGCCTTGGCAGTATCGCGCATTTGCTTGGCAATGCTACCTAGCTCGGAATCCAGAACATTAGGCATTTCACTTAACTTGGTGAGTTTCTTACGAAGCTCATTAAGTCCTGTGGTCTGAAGGTTCTTTCGGGCCATTAGGTAATCTCGCTAAAGGCAATCTTGAAGTCTGACGCCAGTTCGAGAGTGTTCCCTTCTGAGATCGGGTATTCGATTGGCTCATTGTCCGGATAACATTGTTTAATGTGCATATTTTCAATCACATGATTATCAAGGGTTAGCAATTTGAAAACCTTACGCATCACAACGTATCCAGATTCATAACTTGTTGTTCTTACAATCACTTTAAACTCGGTGTTGTAATGCCCTTTTAATTCGTGATCAATTTTGGTTCCGTTGATTGGATTCCTTAACAAGATTCCGTTTGTTACGGAAATTGGCATCATGTTGATAAACAGGTTTTGCCCTAAAGTGGCGACCCCTGCGTCATTGAGCATTTGAGCGATAAAAATTAGTGGATTCATTCGTTATCACTCCAGTAGGTACATGCCGCTTCGGTGTGATCATGCTTACCGCGAATATCAAACCGTTTATGGATTGATTTCACCACATACATGTCTCCACCAAACTCAATGATTGAGTCTATGGTTGCTGTGGTTTTGGGTTCAAGCAAAATGACCAGATCTGCAACCACTTCCCTTGCGTTACCGCGCGAAGCAGACGAGTCCGCACGAACTGAGGTTTTGTTGCTTTGCTGAATCATCTTGACGATGGCACAACGTTCTTTTTGTCTTAGCCCAAATTTGGCTAAGCCGAAGTGATCATAGCCATTCCTTGCCCGAACGAAGCAGAACTGATTAGGTGTGAACATCTGTGTAGCCTACAGGTAAGTCATATCCATTCGGATGGAAGTGATGTCTTACGTCTTTTAATGCCACATAACCTGCCTGCCCTTGAATGGACACAGGCTTATCAATGTCAGGTACAGCAATCAGGTCAATGCCATATTCATGCAGCGACTTAATCTGGTGATCTACAAGTGATTGATAAATGAAATCCCGAACGATGGTTTTTACAAGACTAGATGGCTCTCTCCATTTACGCCCTGCACTATCTGTTGCGGTAATTTCCAGTTCAGCCATTTTCTTTTGCACTAACAAGCCCATTGCGCCGTGAGCATTATTCTTTCCGAGCAGTTCAATCGCCTTGTTTTGGATTCCTGTAGAAATTGCGCGGTTCGCTTGGCGCAACATATCAATGGAAATAGAGACAAGTTGATTTTTGACATGTTCAAGTTCGAACATGTTGTAAGCCACCTCTTGAGAGTCCAAATTTGATGCAATCTGCTCAAGAGTGTTGCCAGCAGCTTCAAGGAATAAATAATGTGCGTTAGCCACAAAATTCTTGGCGTTTTCAATCTGATACTGCGAAGGCGTATAGCCTGCGCGCCTTGTAGTGAAAAAAGCGCCATTTATTGCCATAACATAATTATCCATGAGACTCGCGAATCTCATTGAGAAATAATCCAACAAATAGCGCTTTTGTTCGTCCATTTTAAACCCTCGCAATAACCTTGCTTGTCGATACAAAGCCACTCAAATATCTTAGAGTTGCTTTGCTGACCGCTAACCTGAGTTGTCGCCCACCGATATAGCTCTCATGGGTTTCGCCAATGGTTTTGGATTTAAGGCCCTGTGCAAGAGCTATTTCGATGGGATCACCACCGCCAAGAATTGCATTAGCTTCCGCAACTTGCGCCTTTCTCAAGGCGGCCTTTAATTGCTCTGATAGCTTCTGATAGGCGAATGGTGTCGTGGCTTGTAAATTGACACTTGGAATATTGAGCGTGCATATCCGCTGTCTCGCCTCAATCAAAGCCGCTACCTTGCGAACTTCGCCTTCTGTGAGGAAAACTTCCGTTTCCGGCATCGTCAATGCAGTCAGTTTTGCCTGATTTAATGTCTGAAAACTGTTTAAACCTACAATCAACCGTTCTCTTGGTGAAATGAGGTAGCTGACATCAAACGCATAGGTGTTCCCATCTCGATTGATTAGATAAAATTGGAGAATGCGCAAATGATCGATCTCAATTGAGTCCATGTCCTCAACCTTGATTTCCATAGGGTTAAGAGCGGGAATCTGGTTATATTCAGCTTCTACAGTTACCTTGGTTTGTGTGACATCGAATTCGGCCTTTGGCTTAATCTCTACCCCGTTTTGATCGACAATACGATAGCTTCCTTGGGTCACTTCAAGGGGATTTCCGTCCTCATCGACAAAGTTGATAGGAAGAGATACTGACGTTCCGGCAAGGTAGTAATTCATCAGGCATTATTCCTGTGCATTCATGATGGCTTTGATTAATGTGGCAATTGAATTGCCTTTGACATTAAATTCGGCTGCAATCTCGCGTAATCCTGCAATGCCACTTTCATCAGCAATCTTTTCCAAAGCTTCCTGAGTGTATTTAGGTTCCGCTTTCTTGGTCGTACTTTCCTGCTTATCTACCCCAGTCGTTAAACTGGCTACCTGATCAGAATGCTTCTGAGCCTGATCTGCATTTAAGTGAGCATGACCAGTAATCGAGTGCAGCAATTCAAGTCCCGACTGTTGACGAAGATCAGGCGCGGGAGTCATAAGGTTCTGTGTATGAATTGCACCTAAGTTCGCGGGATCGCCGTTTTCCCAGACTGCGCCAATGGTACTTGCAATGCGAATTGCATCATTAGGCATTACGTCATGTTTCGATAAGCCGTTTTCAAAAAATACCACGCCCATTTGACCTGTATAATTTTCGAATCCAGCTCCGGTTAATTTTAATTTCATGCTTAATCCAACCTGCCATTTTAGTTAAATAATAAGTTATTACTAGTATTTAAACAATCAATATAAACAATGCTTTCAATAAAAAAGAGACTAATTATAGTCTCTTTTTTATCAATAAGTGCTTACTAATATTTGTGGTTAAATATTAGTTACGCCACGAATTGCCGCAATTGAGCGAGTGGATTTAAGAGCTAAACCACAGTACCACTTGATACGTGTACGAGTAGCATCTTTGTTTTGCACTGTACCAATGTCTTCAACAACGATACCTGCGTTTCCACCACCATAAAGGCCGTGTAGACCATCAACTTCATTTAGGCGTACAGCATAAATTGAAGTAGTGTTTTGATTCGTGCCTTTCACTTCATCGCCAGCAATCCATTCATTCATGATGATAGGAATGCCGTTATGAGTAAGCATTGGGCGACCAAAGTTAGATAACTGTTGCATTACGGCATCAGTACCATAGGTTGCACGAAGCAATGCACGGTAGGCACGGATTGTACCTCGACGCATTACGATCACGTCTGCACCATTAGGTACAGCGTCACACAATTCGTCCAACATGGTAAGGGTTAATGGATTGCCGTCAGCACCAGCGTCAACGATTTGAGTAGAGGTTACAAGCTTGTCAAAGCCGTCAAACTCTTTCGCGTTAGTTTTCGAATCACCACGAGCCAATGTACGGTGGAATTCGCGAGCAACACCCTTCGCCTTTTGCTTGATTTGAATCGCCTTTTGAGCGTTCGTATCACCCATTGTAGAATCTAAGAATTTATCAACATCAACGTCACCAGCCAAGATGCGTAAATGCGCTGTCACTTCGTCGAATGTTGAGCCTTCTTCTTCGATCACTTCATTAGGATCAAGCCAGTTGGCACCACCTAGGGTTTTTTCGCGGTTGTAAACATACGCCTTACCATTTACTTGAACAAATGGCAAAACGGCAAATAGGTCATCGCGGTCAATAATTTCTTCAACAACGCCTTGAACAAGTTGGTTGTTCGAGAGTTTTTCCGCTTCTTCGCGCAATAAAGGCATTAATAATGCTCCATTTACTGATTAGCTTTCTTCGGACGAACTAACTCTCTCTAGCGCCGATGGTTACTGGTCAAATATTAGCAAACGCCTATTTGATTATCAATAAGCGCTTACTAATATTTTTGGTGTAATTATTAACTTTCGCCCTTTAAGCCAGCCATGATTTTTTCCAAGGTGGTTTTAGGTTGTTCTTTCTGTAAACCTTTATTTTCCTGCTTGGTTTTTGAACCAGCTCCAGGATTAACTTTAGAGCGAATCAAGGTGTCTCGCTCCGGATCTGCTTCGATGATTTTTTGCATTGCTTTATCGAAAGATAACGGATTGCCATAACTGTCAACCAATGCAGTACGATTTGCAGCGCCGCGAGGTTTGTCATAGCCAATCACTTCTCCATTTTCGATTTCAAAGTGTGCGCCGTATAAAGCACGCGCCTTATTTGGGGTTAAAGTCAATTCCTCTGCAATGTATACGGAACGTGAGAAATTAGAGCCGATGGTTAATTCGTTGATCTGGCTATCTTTGCTTCCCAACTGTTGTTGCAAGTCTTTAATTTGCTGTTGCAGGCGATTAACTTCTTCCTGATGCTGTTGGGCCATACTTTGCTTAACACGTTCGTATTCACCTTTTTCTTCCAGCTCACGAGTTTCCTTTTCTTTGTGGGCGGCAATTGCCTTGCGTGCCAACTCTGGATCGATGTCTGCAAATTGGCGTTTGAATTCGTCAAATTCTTGAAGAATCTTCTTTTCACGCTCCTTGCGTTTCATTACCTCCTTGATCAACTCAGCTTCTTTGTCGGTAGGCTTGTTTTTGCCACCGCTAGGCTGTTTGTCTTTTTGCTCATCGGCATCATCTTTATCTTTTTCCGAATCAGTCTCTTTGCCCTGATCGTCATCGTCAGTAACATCGTCATTGTTTCCGCCGCCCTCACCGCCACCGCTGAGGTCATTTCCCTCGCCGTCTGCTGGGTTTCGTAAAACGCCGCCGTTAATAAGTAATTGCATCCATAAAGGCATAATGTGTCTCCGCTGTTCTCTTAGCTTGTTGATTCTGTCACTTGCCCTTGGCGAGTTTTTTTGTTCGCCTTTGTTGAGCTATTGGACGATGGTTTGGTTGGTGCGCCGGAAGAGGAGCGCGTAATGTTACGCTTTAGATTCCCCTCTCCCGTCGTATCGGTTGTTCTGTTGGTCAACTCTTCCAAAGGGTCTGTCGGCCAGTTCTTTAGGTCGCGTAGCATTTCGTCTTTCAACGCCTTGCTTAGCTGAGGGAAGAGCTTTTCAACAATGGACTCCATTTGATGTCTGCGAATGGTTTCTGGTGCATCAATCAGCATCAGGCGTGCAGCAATATCAAATTCGTCGTATAAGCCGCGTGTATCGAAGTTATCTGGATATGAAACCAAAGGAGTGCTGTCTTCCTTCAGTTTGACCCCATGACGTTTGCAAACCAGATCAACGATTTTGTTTTCAATCGCTTCAAGGCTATCTGCCTTCGCTGCTAACAATGCGTTTACCCGTTCAAAGTCATAGGCTTTAGCTACACCAGAACTATTGTCGATACCTACGGCGTTATCCTGTTTGGTTCTTTCGCCGGCCAATCCAACGGTGTGATAGATTTCGTTAATGATTTTGGTGACCACTTGAATGATCAGGTCAGCCTGCTTTACATCAGGCGATAGGTAGTAAGGTTTTGCGCCATCAGACCCATCATAGGTAAAGAGACGTTTGGTGCCCATTTCAATGAGCTTTTTCTCGCTTTCATCGCCCGGCAACATGCCTTGTACTGGCATGGCTAATTGGCTGAAGGTTTGGTCCTGAATGATGGCGTCAAGGTTTGATAGATAATTGGCAACCGCCCTGTCCAGATAGGCGATGTCATCGATCAGGGATGGTGCAGAATATTCTTCGTCTGAAATGATGTTGTCAGCCAGAATGATTGGGACTTCACCAATGGTATTGCTCCCTCGATCAATCTCTTTAATCGTAATTTTGCCGTTCTGATCATCATTCTGCTTTTCGAACAGTTTCCATTCCGTTTTCGTCCATAAGCGGAAGCGGTGAATCGCCTTGCCTGTTGAATTTAGTGGGTCCTCATCGTCGCGAACCACTTCATGAATCAGCATCCAGTTTAATTTGCCGTGATCATCAAACGAATAATCCAGCATTTGAAGCGGAGTGATGATGTAGGCGTAAGCAGATAGCCCAGCTTCCTTTTCTTCCCGTTTGTTTAAGGGTCTTTGATCTTCCGACACTGCATCCATATCAATAACTACCCCAATACGACCATAAATTGAGGTTTTCTTACTGATCTGGCGAACGAAATCATCAATCGTTAAGCCGCTCTTGGTGCAGTTTTTCCAAAACTTCACCACGTCGGCAGGTGCATCTACCTTATTGCGGGTGATTTCCTGCTTGAATAAATATTTATTAATTAAATCTACAACTTCGCGGGTGTGATTGAAGCGATAAGCGCGTGAAATCCGATCCTTGAATTCGCTATCACCCTCTTTGATGTATTTGAAGATATGATGATTAAACCATTCTCTACCACCGCTATAGGTGTCATCCATAAACATCCAGTGTTTGGACATAGCTTCATATAGTGGATGACGACGTAATACTAAACGTACAAGAGGGTCATTCGCTTCTTGTGAGGAAGCGGTTGAACTTATTGCATGTCGGTTGTATGAGGATAGTTCGGTTGTCATCTTATCGCCTTTAAAATATTAGTAAGCGCTTACTAATAATATAGGTTAAATTGAAACGCCTTTAATTTCAATCTTACGAAGTGGGAATTGGTGCTCGATTGCATATCCAATGGCATCGGCACTGTGTTCTACACCACCTGATTTATCAACATCACGTCCACCTGGTTTGTAGATGGTCTGTTCAAATGAATTGATCAAATGCTTACATTTTTCATCAACCCTTAATGCAACTGTTCCATCCGCAGTTCTTAACATACGGTTGACTGCATTTACTCGGTCGGCAATTGCAGGGTGCTTTCTTCTGTAAAGAATTTTCTTAAATCCCTTCTCGCGCATGATGTCTAAGTCGGATTCACCACGAGCGTGTTGGCGTTGACCGCCAGCAGGATCGGGGAAAATGACGATCTGTTTCATATACCGCCAGTATTTCCGTTCAATCTCTTCACAAATCTCTTCCGTGTTAGAACCAAACTGGACAATCTCATCAACCACCCAAACTTCACCATTTGGTTGCGGCTGCATAATGACGGTACTCATTGGGTCGATGTTAAAGTCCATGCCGATCCAGATTGGCAGTTTTGGATCAAAAGGATATTTCCCGACATGTTCCTTACGATCAAACGGGTAATAAACACGTCCAGACATGGTTTCGAACGAAGCCAAAAATTCCTGCTTGAATGATTTCTCATCCATATCGGCTCTAGCCGCTTCAATTTCCGATTCAGGAATAAATGGAGAAGTGATGGTTGGGAACTGCCATGACTGCCATTGGCCAGCTTTGACCTTTTTCGGGTCTTGTCCCTGCATATAGACGGTATATAACTGGTTATATGCTTTAGGTGTGCCGATAAAGATGGCATGACCACCTGTAGACGCAAGGGTAGGACGCAAACACTGTGTCCATGCCTCCTCGCTAATGTCTTGGAATTCGTCCAATACCAAGAAATCGATACCCACGCCGCGTAAAGAGTCTGGGTCATCAGCGCCTTTAAGTTCAATCAGGGTGCCATTAACAAGTTCAATGGCAAGGCTTGAATGGTTAATCTTAACTACCCACTTCCGAGGAATGGCTTCAATCAAATCCTTCCACATGATTTGTTTTGCCATTCGGTAAGTGGGTGCCACGTACCAGATTCTTTGTCTTGGCTTTCTACTTTTACTGATAATTAGAGTGCGCGAAAGGCTGGTCTTACCCCATCGGCGACCAGCAACCACTACGCGAAATCGAGCATTTGAAAGATAGACTTCCATTTGCTTGGGATGCAATGAAAGCCGAACCTTATCTGCCATCTAAAACCATCATTCCCCTGAATCATTTGATGGCTCTAACATGTCCTCATCTTCAAAGTCGTAATTACCATTGTTGAAATCACGCTCTTTCAATTGTTGAACCTGATCGGCCGTCAATTCTTCAATTACCAATTCCGGAAGTTGAGTAGCATCTACAGCATCAGGCTTATCCAAACCTAAAACGGCGTACCGTTCTTGGCGGATTTTTGCCAAAACATTCGAAGCGATTTCTAGTGCTTTTAAATTTTGTTGAATCGCCGCATAAGCACCGCCCTTTGCCTTGGCAGTGACAATTTCATTCCAAGTCAGGCGAGCTAGACCCGTCGCCATCTTGTAATGTTCTTCTTTGGTTTCCTTAATTCTTTGGCTATGTACGGTCCCTTCTGACAAAATATCTTCGGCGACCTGTTTGGAGATACGCTCGGAATGTTCCTTGGCCTTCTCCCCTTTCGTGATTTTCCGCTTCTTCATGTGAAGGGAAACGGAAGTTGCGCTTACCCCGACTTTCTTGGCTAAGTCCTCTAGGGTCACATCACCAGAAGCCCATAACGCCTCTGCTTCTGCCCAAGCACTTGCTGAAGGGTATCTGCGTTTGTTGGCTGTTTCTTCAGTCATGCAATCACCTAAAAAAAAGGCGCGTACCAGCTACTAAATGATATGCGCCCTCTAAAAAGTCAGACACGCACCATTTCAAACATGTCCGATGGCCTCTAGGATAAGCAAAATAAAACCAAAAGTAAATAATAAGCGCTTATTAATAATTTTATTTAAGAGTAATAAGCAAGCGCATACCAAAGCACGCAAGCTAGTGCTGTATTTTCACTTTCAAATGGTCTGGTTACGTAAAATTCAGAGCCAAGAATAAAGACTGCAACAAACTTGTCTTGAAGCTGTTCGGCTTTCTCTAAAGCTTTTTTAGAGCGTCTTTTGGAGGATTCATGGCTGGCTGGAAGGATGAGTGGATGTAAGTTTAATTTGTATAACTCCCTGAAAGTTATATTCTTATCCTCGCAATAGTCCGGACAGTGTGTATAGCCATCTTCCTTCCTGATTGCGAACTCTCCACAGATCGCCGTGTCATGGCCCAATAAAATATCAATTTCAGAATTTCCGACGATGCCTGGCTCAAAATCTTCGCCGATAAGAAAGATTTCCTGTACTTGGGACATTTGGGAGTTCCGCAGTTTTCCGAATATATTAATAATACAATAAAGTAAGCACTTATTAATAATATATTATTCGAAGAGTTGCGGAAAACCCAAATTACCCAAATGTCGGAATTAAACAAGGTCGGGCTGTTTTTTATGTTTAATGGCTTTACCCTCGGTATGGGCTTTATTGATTTCCACTAACTTGCGGTATTCAGTCAGGACGTTTCCAAAAATCTCATCAATGGTATAAGCCTCAAATTCACGCGAAGGCTCGTGTTCATGTAGGCTTTCCGCGAATTCCTGCCATACGTGAACACACTCATGGCAAAGCACGGTTAGTACCTCATTTTCGTCAGCGTCAAACATCCTCGGATAATAGATCGCGGCAATCAACTCGCCCGAATTGTTGGCGGCATAGAAAGTGATGGCTTTAAAATGGGACTGAAAATGCTCTTTAGCAATCTCGTAAAGCGCATGATGGCTTTCATCTTCCATAGCCAAGAATTGTTTTGGGTCTTGGACCAAAACATACCATAAGCGATTGTACGGAGTGCGGAACCAACTTGGCGCGGTTTTCTTAACGCTTTTTACCTTAGAAGATTTTTTCAATTTCCTCATCCTCATTTTCTACAAGTACCTGCCGTAGCGAAGGTACATAGGCGTTTAGTATTTCCTCGCCCAATGGCTTGATGCTGACGACCGTAAATCTACGCCCGTTTCTCACCACGTTTTGCCCGCTCTTCTCAATCAGGCCTCTTTTAATCAGAAAATTTAGGCTGCATGTAATGGCTTGTCGGGTGCAGGTGTAACTCACGGCGTCATGAAGCTGTTCGATTGAGAGCAAAGAACCGTCTGGATTTTTATCGCGAATCTTTGTCAGTAATTCGATCTGTTTTGGGGTTAGACCTAATTGCATTCGAATAAAAGCCCTCTTGATTTAATGAGTTCAACATTTAGGGGTTCGTCTGGTTTCTGACAGTCAAATGCCAAAATTGATACCCGTTTGGGAATCTCGTGCTCAGGATGTTTGGCTTTGTAGATCAAGTCAGGATTGGTATAGACCCCATATAACGGAGACGCAAAAACCAGTTGTTGAATGTTCTTTAGCAGCTTTTCGACAGGCATGCTCTCTACACGGCTAAAACCATTCAGCCGGTTATTGCCGGATTTTTCCAAAGAGCTGTATTGGTAATAGAACTTCCGCATTTCAGCGATGATCTTCTTTTTGATAGGTTCGGGTTTGGAGCTCAGCTCCTCCAAAATCCCCACAACATCTGTCGGATGCTTGGTTTCAAACCATTTCACAAAGAAATCCACGCCGCGTTGATAATTGGTCGCCTGCTTAGGCGGGGTGAACTTGATGCCCGCCCTTTCCGCGAATGGATTGAATTTCGACATTGAGCTTTGGAACTCGGTATGTTTTCTATCCACCATGCGCATCATTAAATTTTGGGCACGATACGCAATCCCGCAACCACGGTAGATGGTGTCCAGTACAAGTCGGCTATTGGTGCAGACATTTTCATTTAGCCATTCAGCCCGACTTTTATTGATCAGGCGGGTATCCTTGCCGTTGACGTTTGGACGTAGATATTTGAACAAGTCATTACGACCCGAAAGCAACATTTTGGGAACAGCCAGAATCCCGACGCCAATAGTCTTGCCATGCAGGGTTACTTTCCAGAACCTTGAACCGATCGGCAGGGTTTCTGCCTTGTAGTGCAATTCGTGCAGAAGGTCCCAGTCACTCTTGTCACCCGGCTCCACAATGATGTCCTTGAGCAATGACAGGTTGTGGTTTTGCTTAGGTGATTTACGAGTAACGAGAATATCTGGCGTATCGAGTAAAACCTTTTCCATACCTTTCTCAATCAAGTAAGGGCGTTAAACGCCCTTTGTTAAATCACTTCCCAAGCTTTCAAGACATCGAGTAGCGGTCGAACACCACTGTATCCCGATAAACGACCCACCTCTTTGCCATCTTCCTTGCAGATCAGGGTAGGCACTTGCGTTACGCCCGCTTCCTCAAACTGCTTTTTGATTTCAGGTTCGATATTGTTTGGATCAATGGTCAGCACATGGTATTCGGTTACGCGACCTAGCATTTGTTTTTCCAGAATCGGCTTGATGGTCTTGCAAGGTGAGCAGACGGTTGAAGAATATAGGGTTAATGTGCGCTTGGTTTGCGCTGGTTCGCTCTCAGAACGCTCCACAACTTCTGCTTGAACGATTTGCTCTGCAACAGTTTCGGATGCTTCTGACGCGAATTCATGAGCATCTACAGTGTCTTTAGTTACAACTTTTTTTGATCGATTAGTCATACTTGTTTAAATCCTTCAGGTGCTTTGGTGATTACCACTTTTTCGCGGTATCGCTTATCAATGAAGAGGCTTGGGTTGAGGTCTTCAACCATGTCGTCATGCGTTGTGGCAACCAGTACGGTTGTTCCGAGTTTTCGGGCAATTTTCTGAATGTTGTACGCAACAACTTTGGCAACAGTTCGATCAAGAACGGCAAGAAATTCATCTGCAATCCAGACGTCCGCCTTGCTCTCAATCAGTTTTGCCAGTTTGAAGCGATAACGTTGGCCGTCCGAGAGGGCATCAAACTTGTTTAGCCAGATATAGGCATCAGTGATGCCGGCAATGGTGAGTACATCCAGAGCGTCTTTTAGTGTTTCGCCAATCTGGTCGACGATTGGACGGTCATCATGCTCAATGGCATTCAGGTCAGCGACTTTTAAGCCGCTTTGTTCCATTTGTTCCGCCAGCTTCCGTAGCAGGGTCGATTTACCGCCACCAGACTGACCAGTGATGTAAACGATGTCTCCCTGCTCGATTTCAATTGGCGTGTTATCGAAAACCACAAATTCCTTCGCATCTAAGCCCAACCCGAACGACTCGGCAATTTCCAGTACACGTTCGGTACGCTCAACTGACGTTTTGTATCGGACATCGATGTTATAAACAGCCATTAAGCGCTCTCCACCAATTTGCTGATATACGTTACGAAAGCGTCCTTCCCTTCTAGTCCAGTTGCATCTTCTGCAATGGCCATAAAGTAGTGAATGGAACGTGATTCTTTGCCCGATACTTCACTGAACCCTAAAACCTTGTCGATTCGGATAGGTTTTTCGTTCGATTCCGATACTGCATTTGCCGTATGGCGCTGTTGCTCGGCTACCGCGCTGTCCAGATCATCAACAATCACATCGACGTTCATTTCGGAGAGGTCGGCTTGCATGAACTCCAGCTCCTTGCTGTCGAAGATGTCCTCAAGGAACTCGATGTTGATGGATTGCAGCTCCAGCTTGAGCAGGTCGGCATCAATGTCACCAATGGCAACTCGGTTATCGGCCAAGCGTGCAGCTTTCACCTGTTCTTCATTCAAATCATCGCGGACCAGAACAGGTACTTCGATTAAACCTAACTTGATGGCTGCAAGACGGCGACCATGCCCCTTGATGATTACGCCATTTTTATCTACCACAATGGGTTGATCCCAACCGAAGCGGGCAATCGACTCGGCAATCTTGGCGACTTGTTCTTCACTGTGGATTTTGGCGTTGAGTTCGTAAGGCTTTACATCGTCAACAAACCACATTTGGATTTTTAGTTCGCTCATTCGGCCACCCGCGTATCGGTTTGCTCAATCAACTGCTTGTTGATCTGATAGAACTTTTCGCGTTGCCGATCCCTGACGGTAGTTAATTCCCAAGGGAGCGCTACCCATCCGAAGCCACCTTCAGGTTCGATATAGAGACGACCTTCTACGTTGGCTTCTGCAATCTGCAATTCTGTTAGGTCGCATGTTGAAACGATGCGGTATCCATTGCAGAACTTCTTCAAAAACTTCAAGGCGCCGTCATCTACGTCGGGAACCGCCCCTTCATGTTCCTGTTCAGGCGTGTTGAAAGTGATAACTTCCTGAAACTCGCTCTCGAAATAGTCTGGCTTGAGGATGACCACCGTTCCATCTAGGTTTTTAGCGATGTAATCACCTGCCTCGGCTGTACCAATGCCGGGAATGACAAGGGAAAAGTCTTCATCGGTATTTCCCCCTACTCTGGCTACTGTTTTCATTTGGGTTGAGCAGTGAACCCCAAGCCAGAGTTCAATTTCGGAGCCGTTGTTTCCATTAAACTGGATTGCTTCAAGGTCTACAGGGTATTGGCCACCCCGTCGGTACATTCGAACCTGCCCTTTTTGAGATAAATCGGTCATCAGCCATCCCATCCTTCAAATGTTTTCATTACTTGCTTCCCAAGAGATAAACCAAGGCATCCCCTGCATTCGTCAAGCTGTCGGATTCGGTAAAGCCCTGTGCCTTAATGGTCTTCTCGATGAGTTTGGTAATTGCGTCTACGTCCTCGATCGGAACCTTGAAACGCATGATTTGGTGAGTTTGAACTTTGGTTGTCTTGGGTAATTCAACTTCCTCTGATGGCGAATCGAGATCGCTTAGAGCGTCCAGCGCTATATTAGTGCTAGAGAAGATGTCGATTTCTTCACTTGACCAAGGCATTACATCGATCAATTCATCGATACCGCCAAGATCATGAAGAATTTCGTTGAGCTTAACGATGTCATCTTCGCCATAACGACCGTTGTCGATTAGACCGATCTCTTTTGCTCTGGCTTCGTCAATGCGCCCAAGGTTCATTACCGGCACAGTGAGTAGACCAAGACGTTTAGCAATCATTGCTCGGTGCTGACCGCCAATGATCTGTAAGCGGCCATCAAGAAGGGTACGAACGATAATTGGCTTAAACATACCGTGACGTTTAATACCTTCTTCGATTTTTCGCTCGTTTTCAGGTGATACGACGTTTGAATTCCAAGGATTAGGCCAAAGCTCTCCTGGGTCGATTTCTAAATATTCAACTGACATAGGAAACTACTTTGAAATATTAGTAAGTGCTTACTTATAATTTAAGCCAAATATTAAGCAAATGCAAAAGGTATTGAAATGGGAAAAGTTGTAACAATCGCTTATGACGCCGTAAATGCCATCCTACACAAGCCTCCTGTTGAGGCGAAACTTGAAGTACAGTCGGCGCTTAGTTATTTGGTGGATGGCGCCGAAGAAACTCTAGCGTTTAGACAGCACCGTTGGGATGGCAGATCGTCATTTTTTGACTTTGCCAAGTGCTCTTTTCCAGCAGGATTTGTAGTCCATGTTACGGATCGACTCAAGAAGGCAGGTTTTGAAGTAAAACTCGCACGAAAACCCCTCCCCGCTCCACTTGGACCTGCCCGACCAGTGGTAGATAGTTACGGATATGACCCTCGTTACGATTACCAGCCGGAAGTTATGGATCGTCTTGTACGTCATGGTCAGATTATCGCTCAAGTCGCTACTGGTGGCGGTAAATCACGCATTGCCATGTTGTGTCAGGCCCGAATTAACCGCCCTACCCTGTTTTTAACAACCCGTTCGATTCTGATGTATCAGATGAAAGATGCATTCGAAGCAAATGGCGTTGCATGTTCGGTCATTGGTGATGGCAGTTTTGGACAGGTGAATGAAAAAGGTCAGCTCTCCATCAAGAAAATGACGGTCGGAATGGTTCAAACCCTCGCCGCCAAGCTGGAAGAGACGACTTTAGAGAAGGAATTTCAGATCCTTTATGACAACGTAGTCAAAAAACACGAAAAAGAGATTTCGGACACTAAAAAACAGCTAATTAAGGTCGGTAAAGTCGAGTCCGAAATCAAAAAAGTGCTTCATAACCTTGCACTGCAACATGAAAAGGAGCTTCAGGACAAGGCACCTGCGATGCAAGCCAAGGCAGAAGCAAAATTCAAGGAAAAATCACTCGTAAGACAGCAAACCATCAAGCTTTTGGAGCTTTTTGAGTTCGTAATTCTCGAAGAAGCACATGAGGCAGGTGGAAATTCGTATTACGAGATCATGCGCCACTGTAAAAACGCCTATTACCGCTTGGCATTGACAGGAACGCCGTTCATGCGTGAAAGCCAAGAGTCAAATATGCGTTTGATGGCTTGTTCCGGACCGATTGCCATCAAGGTTACGGAAAAAATGCTGATTGATCGCGGAATCCTTGCTAAGCCTTACTTCAAAATCGTCGAATTGAAGAAAAAGCCAGCCAAATTACACTCTATTACCCCTTGGCAAGCTGCCTATCGCTTGGGAATCGTGCAAAACGAAGAGCGGAACAATGCCATCTGTATGGAAATTCTCAAAGCCCGTGAATATGGCATGACGGCGATGGTTCTCGTCCAGCATACCTCGCATGGCGATACCCTATTGAAGCTGTTTGACGATATAGGTATCAGAGCGAGATATATTCGCGGTGAAGATGATCAGGGAGAACGTAAATCTGCGCTCACCGAACTTGCCAATAAGAATATTGATGTACTGATTGGAACAACAATTCTTGATGTGGGTGTGGATGTCCCTGCTGTCGGGTTGATTATTCTTGCCGGTGGTGGGAAAGCGGAAGTTGCCTTACGCCAGCGTATTGGGCGCGGGTTACGTGCTAAGAAATTCGGTCCAAACGTTGCGTTTATTGTTGATTTCACAGACCAGCACAATTCAACGCTCAAATCTCACGCTAGACAGCGTTTACAGATCATCAGAGAAACACCCGGCTTTGGCGAGAATATCGTTGCGAATTTCGAGTTTGAAAAGCTCGGTTTCAAAAAAGCTGCATAGTGTTCTGGGCTTGTTCAATGTTTTGGGCAAGCCCGTTTTATTTTGTGGTATTTCAGCGTGATCAATGCAATAATAACTATAATATGCAAGTTTTAATTTTCATCAAATTTTAATTGGAGCAAATAATGGCAGCTACTAACTCTTCCAAATTTTATAAAGAAAAAGGTTTAGTTCGAACATCCATCACTTTGCGTCCAGAGACAATCCAGACCTTAGAAAATATGGCAAAACAGCATAAACTCACTCAAGGCGAGATTGTTGACGCTTTTGCACGTTTGCTTGAAAGTGGCAATCTGTCTGATCAGCTTTTCGGTGTGCATATTGAAGCCATTCGCGAAGAAAAGATTGCTGAAAAAGAGCGTAGGAAGGAATTGAAGAAAAAAGCGCTAGAGTTAATTAAATCTGGCCAAGTGCAGTAAGAAATGCCCCAAGTGATATATGGGGCATTAATTTATTCGGAATATCATAGGTAATTAAAAAGCTTAGCTCAATAAATTGTAGCCCAAATATTTTTTCAGCTTGTTCAATACGCGACAAAATATCTTTACTTGATCGGGAGTTAAATTAAGTTTGCCCAAAAGTAATCTAAAATTTCTACTATCGAGCTGGTTTGAAGCCCAAAGCAATGTAGCGGCTTTATTTTCGCCGAATTCGTAAAGACGATCTATTTTTTCGTTAATATAAGAATTATCTAAACCCTGTTCTTCCAGAATTTCGATAATGTGGTAAGCAACATAATTTAAATCATCCTTTGAAGCCATCTTTTCCCTCTTTACTTGGTCAAATAGCTTAAAGCTAATAAGAACTAACGAAATCGTTGAACTTAATAATTTCCTTATAAACGTTTCTCTTGCAACTGGTCATCGGGTCATAAGGCTTGGTCATATTCGGATTATTGCATGACATGTTGGCCACGATCGCATAGGTTTCCTTCCCATAAGGCTCCTTAGAAACCTTTACGATGATCTCGCCAGTGAACTCGCGCGGAGCGTATGTTTCGATTAATACGTTATTTGAACTTCTGATCTTGTAATCAGCGTATTTACTCACCCACAAATGAGCAGCTTCCATTTTCTTGTCACATTCTTCTTTGCTTGAGCACGTTGGTCGGGTCTTTGCAATCGCAGCCAGATATTCGTCCTTATTCATCTTTTTCATGATTGCCAGCTTTTGCCCAACATAAACAGTTGGTGGATCAGGGAGATCATTGTCTTCTGCCAGCTTTGCCCACGTGGTCCCGTTACGCTTGGCTATATCATTTAATGATTCGCCCGGTTTCACGGTGTACTCGGCGAACAGGCCCTCCCCTTCTGCCATTGCATTTGAACAAACTAAAATCAAAGTAGCCAAAAAAAATCTTTTCATATTGATCCTTAAATATTATTAGAAAGTCGTCCTGAAAAGAATAATGGACATGGCGTACTGGGACAAGGATAAGTGTATGGATTTTAGCGGCGCAAGGGTAAAGTATTTGTTATATAGGCCTGGTGGTGAAAGGGTGTTTGGAAAATGGTCGCGATTGACACAGGCTATGCACCCGACACATTCGCATTTTTTCTAGGACTTCGATATTAATATATAAAGAAATATAGTAATCGCTTACTATATTTCTTTATGTCTGTATCTTCACTTATTACGCTTGTTATCTTGTCTCATAATTAAGACAGCGATTAATAGTTTATGTTCGTTGCTAATCATGTTCTTACTCTCTATTAGAGTGATATTAGTAAGTGCTTACTAATATCACTGATTACTAAATTATGCGCTTGCTTGTTTTTCGCTTAACTCTTTCTTAATGTCATGCTGTACGCGCTCTAATTCTTGTTGTGTATTCTCTTTCATTTGCAAGAATGACAATACAGCTTCAATAAATTGAGAATTTTCATTGAATGTTATTTCACTGTCTTTTACAGATTTCACAACGTTACAAATATTAAGCGCTCTCAGTGTCATACGTGAGCTTGACGCTTGTGATGATGCTGTACTGTGCGCAGATAAATAATACTGTCTTACTTTCTTTTCATGCGACTGTGCGCGTATTTCAGTTGTGCAGCATAAACGACATTCATTAACAGTAAGTGAACCGTACTGTAATAAGTTTAGCAAGATTGACATTGTGTAACCGTCTAGCTTGCGTCTGTCGTTTTCAGCGATAGCTGTAATCGCTTGAAAAATTTTTCTAATGACTTTCACTTGTACAAAGTCAATGTGTGATTTATCAGTGTGAGCGATGATCGTTGCTAGATCTGATAAATCAAACTTAGCTTTTTGAAGCGTGTCTATTTTATTAAGCATAGAGCGTGAGCATGCTTCTCTTAAGTCACTGAATAACGTGCTTGATATTTTTTGTTCTGTCTCTAGCTTGTTATTCATACGGTTTATGATCGCGTTTGCTATATCAAGCTGTACTGCTACTGCTTTGCTCGTTACTTTCTGCTGCTTTGCATACGCTTTTATAGCTTCTTGATCTATAACAATCGCATTTCGTGCTTCATGAGCTGAAAAATTAACGTCTGCAAAAATGTTTAGAGTTTCAGTGTTTTTAACTTGTGCATTCATGATTTTTGACCTTTTGTTAACAAGCTTTATTGCTTGATTAAATATTAGTGCAAATAAAAACTTAGTGCAAGTTTTTTATTGATTGAAAGTTATTTAGTACAAATAAAATTCAATCGAAATTTTCATTAATAAAAAACTTGCACTAATAAATAAACTCCGCTATTCGCGTGCGTGCGCGTTTCATCTATTAGTTATATACAGATATTTTATTGGTTTTCGCTGGTTAGTTCTGAGGCGGTTTTTCTTGAGGTTTAGGCGCGCACCCGGTAGTGATTAGAGTCCTAGGTCTGCCTTGGTTGTTAAAGATAAGGAGGTGGCATTCCAAGGAGCTGCTAGGCGCTCTTTGGTTATATAGATGCGTGGCGCTTGGTTATAAAAATAGGATGTCGGCCAAAGTTTTGATTTTTTTGGTGGGCTGTTTTGGAATATTAGGATGAGCCTATGCCCATCCTACCGCTTCATTAAGATTTGAGTCATAGGCATGACCAGTCTCAATATCTATAAACATGAGATTGGTACGCTCGAAATCTTCCCGCTCATCTTCATAGACGGTTTTCTCATCATAATTCACCGCAGCATCATAAATATCACCGACCGCTACACCAATGGCATCAATGATGCTTTGATCTATGGATGAAAGGTCGGCATCCGTTTCAATCCCATATTCGCTGCCGACATCATCACTGAGTTTATAGCGGGTAAATTTCGGTTCTACCTGTTTGCCCTGCAATAATGAAAGAATCACGACAAAACCGTTGTCTAGCCCAATCTTTTGCGCTTGGTTCGCTGATATAAAGCCCCATTGAGCTAATTTACCTTTACTTGCAAGGCGACGAATTTTAAGCATTTTCCGCTTAACCAGCATAATTACTCCTTGTTTATTTAGTTGAAGAAAATATTAGCAAGAAGAAATAGGTGTAACAAAATTTAGTTAATGTAAGTTTGCATTTCACTAATTCATGTATTTAGGAGGGGAAATTTAATTTTCAATATGCGCGCCCGCGAATTTTTGAAGATCCAGCATAAAAAAAGCCCGACCTAGAGGGACGTCGGGCAAAGGAGGTTTTCAGACGCAGAGTTGTTGTAAGTTATGTTAATTCGATAGATTTGGAATTCTAAGGAAATGTTTTTAATTTTTCAAATTCCATATTCTATATTTTGGTATGCCCTTTTCTTACAGCGGAAACCACTAACGTTAAGGAACGCCCCCCCAAACCCCCCCATAGAATTTAGCCTCATAAATCTTGGAGAGAGTTTGGGGAGACGTAACCTAACCTAGCCAATTTCCACCACAAGAAAAGGAACTTTTCTTTACAGTGCAAACCACTGACACGGTATAAGCCACGACCCCCATCAAGCAAATCGCGTCGGGGAGATAATCTCAACCCGAAACCCATTTGCCCAAAAGTATAGTAAGCGCTCACTAGATTGTAAACCCCCTAGGCATGCCTGATTTATCCATTTTATGCCTTGGTATGCCTAGGAAGTTAAATAAAGCCTGCACTTATGCAGGTGTGATTTCATTCATTTTTCGACCGCTGCTGGCATATAGGCTCATGGATTGCAGATCAAAGTAAATTCGGTCCTGTTCTTCGCCCTCTTGGAAGTGTTCATCTGAGAATAGGCTATCAAGCATTATGTCTACCGCCTGCAATGCAAGAATGCGTTGTTGAGCATTTAAATCTTTGAATGTGTATATGCGGTTGGAATCATCATCAAAAGCGACTGTGATTTGATTTACCTGATCCTCTTGCACGAGATCAAATAGAGCTTCGTCATCGTAATCAGGATCAAACTGCATGAGTTCTATATATGGAAGTGTAGTCATAACTCTATCGCTACTTATCTGCTGATCTGTCTTAGTGTATAGAGATAGAGCAGGAAACAAAGCTAGAAAACTAAGAATCCATTTATATAGCTGTGTAGATAGATTTCTATATTTCTACATAAGTGCCTAGGCATACCTATTGGTTGATGGCGATGTGTGGCGATTGGTGCATTGCCTCATCCCTAGATAGAGAGGTGCAGGTATAATAGAGGTCTGGGCTGATCTGGAAGTGGAGCTGACCGGCTTACCTATGTGCGCCGTGGTGTGCTTGGTTATAAAAATAAGAATGTCGCCCGAAGTTTTTGATTTTTATATTTCGTGTAGGTCAAAGGAATGGCAAGGAAGACGATTGATTGAAACACACAATTCTTTGGCTCACTCCGTTCGCCTTTGTTCTACCGTCTTATCTCTACTACGTGCTTAATATCCTCTATCTCTCTCCTTATACCTGTTTATCTATCTACATATCTATATAGATAAATATTGAGCTATTTTCCTTATACCTGTTCTATCTCTATCTACGCTTACCTATGTCTATCCGTATAGTTCTATTGTTATCTATCTATATAGATTTCTACATTACTACACAGTTTTACTTGTTCTTTATCTCTATATGATTGGCTTTGTGTATTGCTAGTTTTCTACATTTCTATATAGATAGATTGCTTGTATAT